AATAGTCAGGAATGCCAATGGCATATGTATGGCTAGTGTAGTGTATAGGTAAGAATATATATATATATATTATATATCATATACTTACAGTATTCACATTCTGTCTCGAAATCGCTGTTTCACTCAAAAAGGGTCTTTATCAAGCTACCTGATATTCGCTCGGTCGCTTTTTCTCCCCCAGGGCCCCGCGAGGGGGGGTACCTCAATTTTTGACATTTAATTCTAACTGATAACATGTTCATCTAGTTGAATTTTGTCCGCTGGGTTACAGGTAACCTACCAACGCCGTACCTATACTGTTGGCATTCATCGATCTTTTTTATGCCGTCATAAATTCCTTTTATCATTTACTAATGAACCACCTTTCCCCCAAACCTACAGTCATTTTACCATTGTCACTATAATTACCCAACAACTAAAAACTATTTCCTACAATATAAATATAAACCAAGTACACAAATTTGCGTGAATGCTATCGCAACAAAAGACACCAACCAAAATGGATCTTCAGACACGTTTGCTCCAGCAAACGCAAGGGTAAGGACCATCTGTGCGATCCCCATGAAAACCAGTATAGAAAATACTAATGCGGACATAAAATCTTTCATGATTTCTTTCATAATATTTCTCATAATTTCATCCTTCAATTACGTTATAAAAACAAACCACACACCCCTGGGCGATGGCTACTGCGATTGAAATCCCCAGCCAGATGTAACACTCCGCTGAGAGGTTTTCTAGGACAACTGAAGCTATCGGTTGGAATAGCTCTGTGAGGGTTGATATAAAAAACACTAATGTGTACATTAAAATCATTGATTCACTCTTTCCTTATATGAAGACCACAAAACCACATATATCTGGCCTACCAACATTCCATTAAAAAAAGCATCTGAGAAGAAGGGATACGAGAACGCTGTGAGTAACCCACCTTCCACTAATAGGAATATGAGGGCGATTCTCTTATGTCGCTTTGTGGTGTCCCAATTCTTACTATAACTCAGGGATCCCCAAATGCCACATGAAATTAGTAGGATCCCAAAACCAAACACAGGGGTTGAAACTAGATATGACATGTATTCACCCTCCAGTCGATACCAAGTAGACGATATAAATCACAACCAGAGCAATGGCCACCGACATACATTCGAACAAAACAACCAATATCGCACACCCTCCTTTCCACTTGGAAATTTCCTCAAGCGGGTGAACTAGTGTCACGATAGCAGCACACACCACTGAGAGCACAGCACAAAACATAAGTAAATAATGTATATCTGACATTCTAAAATACTCTCCTCAGATGTACGGGAAGCTACGTTGCAGTGACCCACCGTATGGCGAATATGAGCTACCCTGGACAAAGATCTCGCGACGTTCCCTATTATCCCCCACCACGACGTGCCACCCCCTAGACTCCATATCCTGTTCGAGTGCACGTGCTGCAAACCTGGCTTCTTCATAGGTCATACTGTGCTTGTTATCCATACTAAACCACCTCCCAGATATACGGGAAACTCTGCTGAAGGTTCCCCCCGTATGATAAATATGACCTACCCTGCACGGTAATCACACGTTTATCCTTTTCTTCTTTTACTACGACATGCCACTTTTTAGATTCCAGTTCCTGCTCAAGTGCTTTTGCCGCCGCTTTGGCTTGCTCGTAGTTCATATTGCGCTTGTTATCCATAGACTTCTTCTCCTGTCTCTTCGTGCTCAAAATCAGCGGGGTTCATTTGTTTGATGATGTCCGAGAGGCTGATAGACACTGGCTTATCCCTCTCCCTGTCTGTCTCGCTACTGTCCCTCTCCTCGTCGCCATTGAGAGGCTGCAAGCGCGATCCATTGATTACGTTGCTACCATACTCTGGCAAGGTCTTATCGATCATGTACCCGATATCATGCCCGCAGGTAGCACATTCAGACCAGTCGTTTGCCTGAGAGACGACTGTTACGACCATACCTTCGTTAGCACGAACGCACCCTACGATTACGCATTTTGTTCCTGGAGCTATGTGACTCATATATACCTCTTAAGTGGTTCTGTGTGGAATATTTGCACTTGACATTCATTCATTAGGTTAACTTACGACGCGGGGAGGGTGCGTCAATTGAGCGCCAAAGTGAACGCCCATACCACCAAGCCACTTACGTATAAACCCAATAACATTACTGCTAAAAAGAATACGGCTATAAACAGATCCTCTGAACTCATATCTTATCACCTCTTAACCTGTACATCTGTCATGACATTCACTCAACAGCCACAATTACCAGGTTGTTGTGCTCTTTGATGTAGCTATAGTTAACCCCATTATCCCATTTTACTAGCACTGTATCTTTCTTAATCTCGTCAACCGTTCCAACTATTCCCAATTGATAATAGCTTCTAAGAGAAGATAACATCATCACCCGATCGCCCTTCCACAAATCTTCATTTGATTTAATCTCTATTACCTCAACCAAATCACTATGTATCCCCTCGTAATTATTCTTTTCTCTGTTATCCCAACGGACGTAAATCCAACCTTCATCGTCTTCGCCTCTAACAGTTCCAATTACCCCAAGTGGATTACGAATATTCATAAGCCACTTAGTAGACTGCAGCAGCATTACCCTATCACCTTTTTCGAGATCTTTGTTACTCATCATCCACCACCACCAGCTTGGAGTAATTTACGTAGTAGCTATCAACATAATTGTCCCAGCGTATCGCTACAGAACGTTTGTTGATATTAGCAACTGCCCCAACCACCCCCAATTGTCTTTGACTTCCAGGTGTAGCCACTATCATTACTCTATCGCCATTATGTAACCTTTCATGACTCCTGTTTTTTGCCAACTTAATCAGATCATCATCTCTTACCCTATAGCTGTTATTGTTTTTGCTATCCCAGCTAACGGAAACCCAACCAGAGTCAACGCCAGTGACAGTTCCAACTACCCCCAATGGGTTGTTATGATCATCTGTATCCCACCTAGTGGTAGCCAATAGCATTACTCTATCGTCTAATTCAAGATGTTTGTTGTACATTATGCCACCCTCACAAGGTTGTTATGTTTTTTTAAGTAACTACTGACAAAACCCTTATCCCATTCTACTCGCATTTCGTTTTCTTTAACATCAACAACATTTCCAATGACTCCAAGTGGATATCCATAACCAATATTAGCCAACATCATCACCTTATCATCCTTACATAAATTTCCATTATCCTTGACTTCAACTACCTTCACCAAATCACTATCATCACCCATATAATCGTTTCTGTTTTGATTGTCCCATTTGACACAAATTAAACCAAGGCCCTTGCCAATAATAGTACCTAATACTCCTAATGGGTTAGTATGGTCAACATCCCACCTAGTGGAAGCCAACAGCATCACACTGCTGAATTTTTCCAAATTTATATTGCTCATGTTGCAACCTCTTATAGGGTGTGTTACCCACCCCACGTAGCTGTTAGTGCTCTTAGTATAGTCAACCTTTCTTGATGATCTTCCGCGCTTCCTTGAGAGAGATTTCCTCATCGTTCCACTGGAAACTGACATCGTCCAATGGCACACAGAACCCGAATGTTTCTCCACCATTGTCATCACCGGCAATGAAAAGTTGTTCCTTATCAGTGTTGTAAAATCCTAACAGCGCATAAAGATCATCAACGTCGTGCTGAATTACCTCACCAGTAGTGTTTAAGAACAAAAAGATATCGTTTTCCTTTCTTTCATAACTAAAAATAGTGTTAAGCATCTTTTTTCACGTTTAGTCATAGTTTTCATAATTCACCTCTTCAATTTAAATGGAGCACACAATGAGTAGCAGAACTCTAAAAATCCCACCAATCACCAAAACCAAACCAGAACAATAAGTAGCCTACAAAACCCCAACAAAGAAAATCAATGCACCTTCTATCATAGACTCATAACCTTCTGCTACGCACGAAGATGCAACAACCAACAAATTTTCTAACATGATTTGTCCCAGTTAAATAGAGTCAGACACGAGGAAGACTGTGAACACTATCCATCCAACCAAAAGAGCCATGGCTATAACAAACTGAGTTGAGTCTTTCATCATCTTCATAACCCCTACCACTTTCGTGATTCATACACCCCAAGATCTGTCAGTTTATACATCGTTGTCGATTCAAAGAAAAAGGAGATTTGTCGGAATACAAACCCGCGTGTAATCAATTTGTTTAATAGACGTCTTGTATCCTGCTCAAGTATTTTTAATCTCTGAGTAACATAAGACACAGAGCATCCGTATATTGGGTGTTCCTTCAGAATACCAACAACACGCCCTTCTATATCACTAATGCGTATGACCTCATTCATATTTTTGATTTCACTAATAGGCATTACCCCACTCCTTAACAACCTTTATCAGATCGTTATCTTGTACAAAATAAACGTTCTCAACTCCGTTGTCCCAGTAGACTCTCATCGTATAGCTGTCAATACTAGTGACTTCTCCAATAACTCCAAGTGGGTGTTCATAACAAACACTCCAATCAGTAGTAGCCAATAGCATGACTCTATCTCCTTTCGATAGGTCTTCATTGCTTCTAAGTCTAACCACCTTTACCAAGTCATGGTCTTCAAGGTTATAAACGGTTTCTTCTCCGGTGTCCCATTCTACCCATAACATATCTGGTGTAGCAGTAGTAACCCATCCTGGCTCTCCTAATATGTTGTCTTCGACCCTATCAAATTTATGGTCTGCCAACAACATGACTAGATCGTCGTTTGATATGGTTGAATTACTCATGATTCTACCTTCACTAATTCATTGTCCTCTCCATAATAAACGTTTTCTTCTCCAGTATCCCATCTTACCGACAATGTATGTTTCCCAAGGTAAGTGGCTGTTCCTTTAACACCCAAAGGGTTTGTGGGGCCAATAGCATTCTTAGTGGTAGCCAACAACATTACTCTGTCGCCCTCTTCAAGTTCCTCGTTGAATTCGAGTTCTCTTACTTTCACCAGATCACTATCACCTTCATAATAGGTGTTAAGTGTCCCATTATCCCAATAAACACTAATCCAACCAATGGATATGTCATAAGAAACAGTCCCAACCACACCTAAGGGGTTGTCATTTCCAATCATCCATACATTGTCATGCGACAACATGACTCTATCGTCTTTAATCAAATCACGGTTGCTCATGGTGCCACCTTGATCAAATCATTATCATCTAGTTTGTAAGTATTAAATTCCCCGTTATCCCACCGAACCTCAACACACAGATAACCACTGTAATCTACGAATCGAGGGTTAGTGACTCTTCCTTTAATCCCAGCTGGATTGGATGGATAATCATAATTCCAACGTGTATTTATGGAAAGAACCACTCTATCACCACGAACTAAATCACTATTGATCATTTTTCTACCCTCACCAAGTCATATTCATATTCTTTGTATGTGTTCTCAAACCCATTATCCCACTTAACTACCACATTTTTTGAAGAAACAATACCATAATCACTTTCATCTGGATCAATTACTGTTCCTTTTACACCCAAAGGATTAGATTCATAGTTTGTGTTCCATTTCGTATTAGCTAACAACATTACTCTATCACCACGCATTAAATCACTATTGATCGTTTTTCTTACCCTCACTAAGTCATCTTCATATGGGGCGTATGAGTTCTCAACCCCATTGTCCCACCTAACGAACACATGACCTGAAAAAAGATTCATACAATAACTTTCATCTGGATCAATTACTGTTCCCATTACCCCCAAAGGATTAGATTCACGTTTTGTATTCCATCTTGTATCATCTGATAACACTACCCTATCGCCTTTAATCAAATCTTTGTTTTTCATTTTATCACCTTTACAATACCATTGTCTTTGGTGCTACTAAAATTTTCAAATCCGTTGTCCCAATGTATCAAGATTACGTATTTCCCAATATGAACAACAGACCCCACTATGCCCAGTTTGTTTTGAGTAAATTTTTGCCACTTAGCATTAGCTAACAACGTCACTCTGTCTCCTTTTGACAATTGTCGATTGTCTTCGATTTCTTGCACCTTTATTAGATCGTATTCATCTCTGTCGTATTGATTTATCTCTCCGTTATCCCACAAAACCTCAATCCATACAGAGTTATCTTGATCAACTGGGTATATATAATCAACGGTCCCCACAACACCAAGTGGATTTGCGTAAGAATAATCCCACTCAGTAAGCTCAGACAGAATAACTCTATCGCCTCTAACAACAGCTCTATTGCTCATCTTCTACTCTCATCAAATATGTGCGTGTCGATTGATGAACGGTCTCTAGGCCATTATCCCACTCTACCCAGGTTTGACCTTCTTCACACCTTATGACTTCTCCAATACCTGGGATCCACATGGGAATTGGTGATGTAGACTCATCATTATTGATGAGCGCGTATCCATCGGGATCCATTCTCACTGTATCTCCTTTCGACAGCTCTGTATTCTTTTTCACTATTTCATTCCTCCCAAGAAGAAACCACATCTAATTAAAAAAGTAATAAATACAACCAACCCAAGCAAATATAGTGACAACAATGCCAATATGAATAATGAGTTTTACTTTTTCCATGATATCCTCCCACTAGGCTAGAATTGCTGCGCCAGATACCAGAAGCCCCAGACAACTGCAAAGACCCCCGCGATGAGGCCAGATATGATGCTTACGCCATTAACGAACGCGCGCACTTTTTCAACTGACACGTATTTAGTTCTCATTTGGAACATTACGGGCCTCTCTTTCGATTAATTTTTCAGCATAATCGCTTGTGATCATTACTCCTTTGTATCGAAACCCTATGGACGAGAATGGTATATACTCCGTAACTCCAGGACTAGAAAAAATACAAAGAAAATGCGGTGGTTTATCACTACCTTCTGGCCATGAAGACGCATCGAATCGACGAATTGTTGATCCAGATATATCAATTTTTTCTTTGTTGTAAACATTAACTAACTCTATGCCGAGCCTCTCGCGATCTTTGGAGAAAATCACATTGCCTTTTGTAGTTTCGGATTTGTTCATAATATAGGCCTCGTCTTACCTGGTGACCAGGATGCAGGGGGTAGTGTGTCGATTAGCGCATTGAGTTCATCTATCTTCTCACCCAACTCTTGTGGGATGAATTGAATGTCAAACTCTTCATCTGTGATGGGGGACTCGAAATAATCATCATCTATCTTTGGATAGTAATTTGGTTCACAAATAACAATCATAAGGTCACCAAACACCACGTAGTCTTCCAGTGCCTCTTCTAGTTGACCTTCGTTCATGATAAAATCGCCAGTCGTCAACGAACACAACGGCGTTTTACCATCCCACTCCACAGCGGGGAAAGCATTGTATTCCTCAACTCTCTTTGCGTGGTAGCAATCGTTACAAATTATCAGGCCCCTGATTGGCATAATGGATCCACACTTTGCACATTTGGTGTGAGTGGCTCCAGAATACCGAGCAGCATGTTCGTTTTCGCCGAAAAACTGGTTTCTGCTATTTACCCACCCAGAGATATTTGTGCGATACTGTGCTGCTTCTGGTGAATCGTAAAGAATGACCTTGTCGTCACACATGAATTAGTCTCCTAAAAAGTCTTGTCGTCTTCAAGACGAAGATACCAAGCATATAATTTGTCACTCAGTAGTGTATTGCAGTCAGCTATGATATAGCATCCAGTGGCAAAATGATGAATAGTTACGAAGGCATTCCACCCGCGAAGGTGATTCATGATTTGACTCCTAAGACGAAATATTGTGCTGTAACTAATATTATAGATTAACCTATATTATTTTGCAAAGTTTATATTTTTAAGGAGGGGAGATATAGGCAGGAAGTAGAGGTCACCACTGTATGCGCGACGTAACTATATGAAATTGTGGGGAAAACCACCTAATCAACACTAGGTGGCCATCCCCAGATCACCACCATCACACAGACACTGGCGCAGAGATGCGGGGGTAGGGATCATATTCACTCAGTTGAAAATCATCGAATTTGAAATCAAAAATATTCTTGACATCAGGGTTAATCTGCATTATAGGCTTAGTTCGTGGGTTTCTGCTCAGCTGCAGCAGTGCCTGGCCAATATGGTTTTTGTACAAATGGGCGTCGCCGAGGGTATGCACGAAATCACCAACTTCAAGCTCACATACCTGAGCCACCATCATCGTCAACAAAGCATATGAGGCAATATTGAACGGCACTCCCAGGAAGACATCAGCGCTGCGCTGGTAGAGCTGGCAGGAGAGGCGCCCCTCGTTCACGTAGAACTGGAACAGGCAGTGACAAGGGGGCAATGCCATCTGATCCACCTCAGCGGGGTTCCAGGCGGATACGATGAGCCTCCGCGAGACTGGATTTCGGCGAATCTGTTCCACCAGCTGGCTGATCTGGTCGATATGACCACCGTCCGGGGTAGGCCAGGAACGCCACTGATGACCGTAGACGGGCCCTAGATCGCCGTTTTCATCAGCCCACTCATTCCAGATCCTGACACCGTTCTCCTGCAGGTATCTCACGTTTGTGTCACCCTTGAGAAACCAGAGAAGCTCGTGGATGATCGAGCGCAGATGTATCTTCTTGGTTGTCACTAGTGGAAATCCTTCTTCAAGACAGAAACGCATCTGATAACCGAAGACACTACGGGTACCTGTACCTGTGCGATCACTCTTTTCATCTCCATTTCTTAAGACATAACTCATTAGTTCGAGATATTGTTTCATCGATTAATCCTCTCAAAATCAACAAACGAGTAAGCATAGGTTACTACTTTGGTTTTACGGTTCCCTTTAGCGCGTCGTTAAGGTATTCGAGTGCGATTAGCATATCATGATACATCATCTGTGCTGCCACGTATCTGTTCTTGATTTTCTTTCTCTTCTGCGACAGACGTGCATGTATAGCCCTGAGCTTAAGCACATTGTTTGGATTCGCTCTCGCAAAAATCTTTTCTGCTTCTTGATCGAGATAATCAAGTCTTTCTTGATCTGTCATTTTCAACAAATCGTCAAACATCAACATGGAAGTATACTCCATCAATCGTCGCAGAAGTTTGAATACTCAATACCATCCTTAATCAGCCTAGTTGCTAAAAATGGCTCGATTTGCTCTTTTCTAAGAATGAGGCTTCCATCAATTCTTCCTTCCCACACAAGATAAAACCTCTTTGCTTTATCTCTATACACCCTAAGCTTTGGGTCATATTCCAAAACAGATGTTTGTTTGAATGTAGTCATAATATATCCTCATTGTGTGATTTTACCACTTTTGTTAACCAGAGTACTCTCTTTCGTGTTCCATAAACATAGCACTCAGTGCTACCCTTGTAAAGGGTGTATATGTGGCCTTTGGTTTTCACTAAGTAGATAGATTCTTTATCTGCAGCTCTTTCCAGCGATATCGGGGTAAACCTCCTTAGGTTCTTTTGGAACGGTTCAATAAATCCATGCTTATTATAAAATTCCCTCTTCGTAAGAAACCAATCACCACTTGGAAACTCAGTGGTGAACCCCAAGTAATTCAATACTTTTAATGTAATGGAAAATGATGTAGGCCATCTATACTGCCTGCCAAATGACGTAAACAATCTGTTCACTTCTAAATATGGTGTTTGTGTTGCAACTGCAACGGCAATAACAGCACAATCTTGTCTTTCCTGCAATGATGTAGAAAAACCTGTACAGTTTGTATAAGTGATCATGGATTTTGTTTCCTAAGAGAGACACGTCTATATATAAAACTATAGCACCACCAGATTAAAATTACAACCTATAATTTTGTAGTTAAAACTATTGACAAACAATATGTTTTAGACTAAATGATTTATCTTGATTATTTCGTTAAATGATAACATAGCATTGTTACGCCAGCTTCCTCACAAATCTTTTTGGATAAATTAATGTCCTTTTCCCACCTAGAAAGAAAATCTTCAGTTGGTTCACGGTAGACAATGAGTCTGATACCCTCCTGGATCAGTTTTGATGCACATCTAGGACAAGGCGGGTGAGTCAGATAGATGGTGCAACCTGAGATATCTTGTTTGGCAAAGATCATGGCATTCTCTTCCGCGTGGATTGTCAGGTTGAGTTTTATATCCCTGTTATTAAGTCTATGATCGTTGTCTTCAACACCAGCAGCAAACCCATTGTAACCAAGCGACACGATACGGTTACCTTCGGTGATAACCGCACCAACCTTCGATGATGGATCTTTGCTCCATTCGGAGATATGCAGAGCTAAATCAAGAAATCTTTTATACCATTTAATATTCATGTGCTTGTCTATTATATATTTAATGTGTCTAGGTATTCTGTGCTTACTTTAATTGACCAACCAAGTATAACTGCATCAAGGATACCCATATCAACAATCGACATTAAATTCTCACTCCAATCTTCCATTTCAGAAAATTCAGATGCATATGCTTCGTTTAAACACGAATAAACCATTCTTGATTGAACACCAGTTTTCATTTCATACCTCTTCTTCAAGCCAACCATATAGTGGTATGTTTGTTGGTGTATCTTTCATCATATAATCAAACATAAGGGTTGTAGCAACATTCCCTACATCATTAACAATAGCTTTATTTGAGTGCCATTCAAAAACAATATAATGATTATGTTTTGGTTTTTTAGTTGACCATCTTGCATAATATGTCTTATAGTAGCTTGGATAATATCCAAGTCTCCGTAAAAACCTTCCACATATAATCTGGTTTCCACCTCCATCTATAAACCCAGTACAAAGTCCTTCATAAGTAAGTGGACCAATAGTATCTTGTTTTTTACTCATTTTGTACCCCTGACATATCTCTAAGTTTGTTTGATATCAACTGACAACAACAACCCAGTTGCTATATATCAAATATTTGCAGTTTTTTTATAGGCTATGAAGTTATCGATTGACAGATTAAAAGAACATATCTTATCGTAAATGTATGCTTGCAATATACAATCTATATGTGTCTTTTTATCATAGTGACAATCTGTCATTGTTTGCTCTCTTTTATCCCAGTAGTCGATGTAGAGCCATAAGGAAAATTGTGGTGTGTGCTCACTCATAGTAAATCGATATTGGAATTACACCTATTAACGACATCAACTCTTTCTAGTGCTATCATAGACAACAAATGAAGATCATGATATTTATTTGTACCATACTCTGAAAAATAAGCCCCTCCAGATAGCCAGCGAGACAAAAGAATAAGTTCCCTTCCGTAGTCTCCTTCCTCTTGCTGTTTGATAGCTAGTTGCCACTTATCTTGCACCATAGCAAATTCATGAAGCTCTTCTAATGATTCGTTCATATATTAACTCCAAATTAAAGTGAATAGATACACTTGGTGAAACCAAGTGGTGTACAAAAACCAATATCATGTTCCTTCTCGTATGGTATTTCGATTGGAGTCACCTTAATAACACCTGCGTCTTCAATCTCAAGTCTATGTGGCATTTTTGCACAAGACACAGCAAACAACGAACACACGATCACAATGAAGGGTTTCATTTTGTAAGTTCCTCTAGCCATTCTGGGACAGTGATGTTTTGCGTGATGTAGGTCCTTTTGAGTTTTACTGCTTCTGCCCTGGCTTCATATGAATCAACCACTCCTATCACTGGGTTGTTCCCGCCGTACTTGGCGAATTTCCACACCCCAGGGATATATTTGAATGCATGTTTGTGGAACGCAAAAGTAGCTGGGATCTCAAAAGGAATTGTGAAGATTGACGAACCTGTTTTAACGAGTTGCATAATTGAATCCTCAGAATACATAATCAATAAGGTTTAATACACTTTGTAGCAATACATAAATGACTACTGTCATAAGAAGAGTCAAGTATATAAATCTTCTCATCTTACTAAAACTCAATCTAAAAATGAAAAATTTTGAACTCAGAGCCAGTGAAAGGGTCTAGTTTAGCTGCAACCTGAAGAGCCGTCTTGATAACAGCTACAGGGTCGTCATTATACAATGACGCAGCATGCATTGCTCCCCTGGCGAATTTTGCTCCGCTGCCAATGGCGAAATAATCATCAAACACCTCAATCTTTTCAAAATATTCATTTTCCATGAAGAATATTCTTCCATCACTTGTTAGAATCAAGGCCTCTGAATCGTTACCTTTATCTTCGTCAAAAGCTGCTGACTCTTTTAGATTTAATAGATCTTCTTCATCAAGATAATCAGAAGATAAAATAAATTCTGCAAGTCGTTTACCAATAATTGCATCACCTGCTATTCCCACAGCAACATTGTCGTCCTTAAAAACCTTCTTGCTTGCAAACGTTCCATATCCACCATTTGCGCTTGTGTCTGATATCATGATCTTGCTTTTTGCATCAGCTATGATAGTTGTCATAAGAAAAACCTATTGAGTTAATTAATTAGTTGATATACATCCAAAACCTTAGCGCTTATCGCAATTGGCAAATCATCCTTTTCTATCTTTTTGACTACACCCTCTCTGCACAAGATATCCAAACACGCCTTGGCCCCCTTGCGCCTAATCACAGCGGGGGAATCTTCCACATCACAAATGCTGTAGCCTAACTGAAACACTTGTGAGTTGTTTCTGATCACTTGCAAAAATTCAGAGAAGGTAAACAACTTGTTTTTGGCCATATCTGGCTTAGGTTTTATGTTTGCGTATCTGCCGTTTATCAGTTTTACGATTACTCTCTTGGCGAACAAAGGTAGATATTTGTTTGCAGAATGTTTTGCTATTGTTCTGGTTGCGTTCCTTAAAAACCTCTCGATCAATGGGAACTCTGAGTATTTCACTGAAAAATCATCTGATGGATGAAATACTGCCTTGCCCATTCTTATACACACTCTACCGACATCACTCTTACTATCGAATAGCGTGTTTACCCTAGTCACAATAAACACTGAGTCATTTGAATTTAGTTGTTCTCCATCTAACACTGAGTTGAATAAACTGGTGGCATCAAAATGCAATTGATATACACCACCCTTGTTGTAAATCTCTTTGCCGCCAATATCAGCCCATCTCTGTTTCTCTTTTGCAGCAAGTGAACGTGAACGTTGCTTTGTTTTAGGTTGTTGTTTTTCTTCCTTACCCTTAATGGTTAAAATTTCGCTTAGCGCAATTGCACCCTCTCCTTCGTGCCCATTGTCTGTTTCTGTTTTGTTTTTATCCATTTCCATTTTTTCACCGAAATAAAAGATACATAAAAGTAAATATCAAAGCTACATACGGACCAAATGCAAAAATAAATAAAGCAGCAAACCCTATTTTTTCTATTACATCTTCGATTGCTTCGTTCATGTATTTATCTCCTCTAATTTTTGTGCTCTTCCATTACTAGTCTGGTTAACCGTTTTGATAGCTTTTTTTGCTTTTCATCATTACTATGATAAAAACAATTAATATTAGCTGAGTAGTTAATACGATTAAAAAAACTTCTTAAATACGCCGGTTCTTCCTTACCAAGTTCCAAAATGGTATATGCTAGGGCAGCACTAAATGCTCGTGAAACGTCTCTTTTATTACAATCGACAGTGTGAATCATAGTAGGGATTACAAGATCTACATCTCCAGTCTTTAAAAACTTAATTACCTTGGGGTCAACACTATCTTTGTTTATATCGTCTAATACACACATTCTTGCAAATTTTTTTAACACTTCAGCAACATCGATCTTCCATAGATATCTTCTATGTCTTGCAACTAATACTCCACCTGGTGATTGAAAAATCTCACCTGCCAATTCAACACGCCAGAGAGTTGTTGATTTTGCAAATGCCAAAGCACTTAATACACTACTACAACCATGCATACCATTATGAAACCTCTTCACTTCACTGTTTAGATCAGCAGTGTGCATGACACCAACTGCAGGAGTGCGACCATCACCATAGGCAAGTTTGCCATCTGCTGGCTCAAACCACCATGCTTTCATAATATCACCTATAAATTGAATTTATCCTAAGAGGAGTGACTTCGACAAAAAAGTGTCGTTATATAGTAGTATAGCTATATTTTTAAAGTTTTCCTAGTGTTTATGTTCTTCCAATAAATAGCAAAGTTCCTTGTGATTTCATAACCAGCGCTATAATCTTTGTTTTTCAAGGAAATCTGTTGCATCCTTTCCTTCGAAACCCTTTCCAAATAACCCAACATAACCATATGATCAAGGCATCTTACCACACCACTCTTTCCGCTGGTGGAGAGATCTGAGATATCCTTTTTGGCCTTGACAATATTGTTGATTGCGCTCATCGTGAAGATCCCAAGTTTCCTTAGATTCTCATTAACTCTCCTTATGGACGAATCATATTCGTTGTTGAGCAACTTCACGATACATGGGATCATTGTGTTGTCTATTGCAGAATCTAATTCGTTAGCAGAGCTTCTTGTCACACCGACTAGAGCTTGCATCATAGAGAACTCATAGTGAAACAACTTAAGTGCCCATGCCCAGTGCTCATCTGTGATAACTTGATTGTCCATGACAGCGAGCAGACCAGCTACCTTCAACACTTTTATGGGGGCCCGGGTGATCATGGCCAATTTTAACGAGTCTTCATTGACAAATTTGTTTTCACAGTCTACGCACGCACGGCTAAAGGCATCAAATAGATCGACTGGGAATGGGATATCCATCGCCCTAGGATCACTTCCCTCTCCAGATGCCTTCTGATTGTTGCAGTGCGACATCAGTTTGTTCATATGAGAATCAAGCCTCTTGCTCAATACCATCTTGCCACCATTCGGGTTCCGGTATGGCTTCGGGACATCATATTTGAAAATGTGCATCCTGGCCAATTCGCCACTCTCCACACTCCCGCGATTGACGAGTTCATCTTCGAATGTTTTTGGTGTAGCCTCATTCACGATGGTCAAGGCTGGGGCCCTTAATGCCTGTATGCTAGCATCTTTTGAACTATATGCCTCAGCGCCGCTGTACTGATTTTTCCCAGAGCTGCTATATAGATCAAGCATAGCGCGCAAAATGCCATGCTGATCACCAGCGGAAGACTTAAACATCAATCCAGCCTCGGTTTGCACACTTACAATACTTGGAGACATTGCCAGGGTATCCAATATTGCCTTGGGCGATGTAAATCTTTTTGGCCCGAGAAAATTCCTGTTCATGCTTAAAATATCTCTACTTAGAAACTGGCTGATGTATTCTTGAATGACATTCTTACCTGCACCCATTCTCATTAACAGAGTTATGTAAAGATTCAAACCAGTTCCAGACACATTGAATTTTCTTCCTGCTATGCCAGCCACCAAAGCAAGTGCCGTGATGATACTAACGATCTTATACTGATGATAGCTGTATTCATGGACGCTTTGAGCTAACTCACCCATGAGCCCAGGAGGCCAGTCTATATCATCTACATGCTCACTTGGCAACGGGTTTGCTAGTTCTCCAATCTCGGAGTTTTCAGAACCAATATCAAACTTCTGCAGTACACCCTCTAATGAACGTCTGACCTCTGCGTAGTTGTCCTTTGTTTCTCTGTGCCATGACTCATTTTTCTTACTCTCTGGGACAGCGTCTAATATCCCCTTTACCAGTTTGAAAGCCATAGGCGCAGCTACGCCGTCTTTCAGAAACCCGTATAGGATATCCCTAACTTCATTGTGAAAAGAGCCAGCCTCATACATCTTAAGGATTTTGCCATCCCAAGCACTGCTGTCAAATTGAGTGTCGTACTTGACGCCATTACACTCCACTTCCTCTGGTATATCAACTTCCCTTACGGCCTCGTACATTTTTGTCTTGCGGCCGTCTTCGTAACATTCATCTCCATTGTAATAAAACTCGAATGCACCATCATTTATGTCATCTCTACTAGGAATAAACCACGGCTGCGTCCATGTTCCCATTTCCTTCACATATTTTATCGGCACCCCAGCATTGTTTAGATCATAAATGATTTTCATTGCCGTCGGTTTCAAATACTTTTCTTCGGGCAACACACAATGTATCACAACACGATATTTGTGAATGTTTTCTTTTGGGCTATGGCTATGAGATGTATAAAGGAAATGACGGATGTTCATTTTTGTCAGCGCATTATGAACATCTTCCGCCTTGGGGGCACTATGAGGGTTGTCTAGCGAGCTGTCTCCGTCAATGATAAGTAGTTCACTGTAAGAGAGATTCCCATTATCTCTGTGTAGAGGGACTAACTCACCACGTACAAAATAACCAATATGCTTTTCGCCTTGTATTGGTTTACTAAATTGCTTTGCCAACTGAATAAAAGAGTATTCACGAACAACGCCATTATCGACGTTATATTGATTTCCAACGAAATTGGTTGTCTTGATAGACATTTTTATTATCCTGCTAATCTTTTGGTTTGTTCATCTTTCTCAGTGTCTTTTTGAACGTCCTTTTTGTGTTGCGCTCTTCTTCATAAAATTCATCATGGCAATAATCACATTCTTCGGCTTCTCCAGGTTTTGCATTATGAATAATATTCCCACACAAAGGACATCTTACAACTGGTTCACACATGTTGGTACCTTATTTAAATTGAGTTGTTTCCTAATCCTGCATCCATATGATGGTGGCTGGCCACCTTCCTATTTGGCATAGTGGTTTTTACGATAAAACATCATAACCACCTAATATAGAAGTATATATGCATGTTGGTGGCAATGCAATCTTGCATTCTTATTTGATTATGCTTATACTTAAAGTCATAAAACGCGGGACGTAGCTCAGCCTGGTAGAGCCCCAGCCTTGGGAGTTGGTTGTCGGAGGTTCGAATCCTCCCGTCCCGACCATTATCGAGTTCGCCATGAGAAAGCACCTAGGAAATAAAGGTCCAAATTAGATGGACATAACATATCCCTAATGGTTGCGGTGGCTGACAGCCGGGAAAGACCGGCACCTTAACCTCTTTCTTAGGAAAAACAGTATGATATACACAACCCTTAAAGAGATACACACCTTCTTCCCATATGGAAGGCCATGGGATGAGATTTTTGATCATCTCCGTAGGCGCAAGATTGACAATGATCCTTTTCCGTTGGTTACAATCCTGGATATTCGTGGGCTGCATGATACTATCTGGTGCCTGCGAGCATGTCCTAGGGTTGCTGCAGAGTTCGCTCATTGGTGCGCTGAACGAGCAGCTATACTGACAGGTGGACCAGTAGATGAGGTCACTGAGGCCGCTGAGAGGGCTTCAGAATTAGCAGATGATCACACCCCATACTCAGATAGAATCTCCGAGGCTGCTGACTGGGCCAATCGGGCAGCCAGAGCTACCAGATGGTACGCCGGAGATAAATGGGAAGCTGAGCGTCAAACAGCTAAACTACGGGAGTTGTTATCATGATACAATATAGGTTCAATACACTTTATTGTGACAAACAGCTTGAGGTTGTTTTTGAATATGAACCGGCTGAAGCGCCGTGTGTAGTAGAAGGCGCATTTTCACCGGGTAGTTGTGAAGAGATATATTTGAGGGAGGTAGCCTACAAAAATGTCAATATAATTGATTTTGTTAGCGATGACTTAATCGATTGTATGTATAAGGCAGCTGAAAACTATCTTAGGAGTTTAAATTATGAGTACCAAAGCTTTCTCTGAAAAAGAAATTAGATTCGCAATTAAGTGTGCTAGGAGGCTTGTCACCAAAATCTCAAAAGGTAAAAGTGGCAATTGGGAGTTTTTTACACTTGATAATAAATATCTTGACGAAAGAGAAACCTATTATGGTTGGGGAAACTATGCTTCATTAGTCAATGAAAGAACGTGGTGTATCGCGAAACGCGCTCTTGAAACTCTTGGTTATACACGATTTGCTTATTATCTCTTTAGAAACTCTGAGGTTGGAAGGAATCTTCAACCTTTGACACCAGAAAATATCGTCCGTAGGGTTGTCAATAGGAAAGCGCCAACCCACAAAACTCCTTTTCCACTGAAGGAGACGTAAAACATAAAAATAGAGGGTAACAATTTGAATAAAAATATCATCGGACCTCAAACGACATTTGCTAAACGGCTATATAAAGAAAAATATTGTGGGGAAGGAGAGACTTTTGAGGAGGTTGTAACACGTGTTGCTAGCACACTGAAGGATGATGATGAACACTATTCTGCGCTAAGAGAAATCTTGCTTAATATGCGGTTTATGCCTGGCGGTAGGGTGCAATCAGCTATTGGGTCAACAAAAAATGTGACGGCATACAACTGCTTTGTGTCTGGAACAATCAGAGACTCTTTTGTTGAAGGAGAAAATTCAATAATGGAGGTTGCCAAGCAAGCTGCACAAACTATGCGCATGGGTGGTGGAATTGGGTACGATTTTAGTACCCTTCGGCCACGTGGAGATTTGATAAAAAAACTGCAATCATATTCATCTGGTGCAGTCAGCTTTATGCATATTTATAATGCTGTGTGCGGTCGTGTGTCTTCAGCAGGCCACAGACGCGGGGCTCAGATGGGTGTTATCAGGATCGATCATCCAGATATCGAAGAGTTCATTAGATCGAAACATCCATCTCAAGGAATGCAAGATGTATGGGATATGGTAGAAGATCTTGAGGAATGTGATAGAAAGAATGATATGAAGGTTGCTCTGCAATCAACTCTTGCTTTGAGTGCGTTCAATATTTCTGTAGCAATAACCGATAGGTTCATGAAATGTTTGATTAACGATAAGCCATTTCCATTAAAATTCAATGGCAAGATATATAGGGAAGTTGATCCCCGCTGGTTGTGGGATGAGCTTATGCGTAGCACTTGGGACTGGGACGATCCTGGGGTTCTTTTCGTTGATAGAATAAATGAGATGAACAATCTTCATTATTGCGAAACTATAGTCGCAACAAACCCATGTGGGGAACAACCTCTTCCTCCTTATGGTGCATGTCTCCTTGGCTCTTTTAACTTGACAAGATATTTGTACAGGGACACATTCGGAAGATATTCATTTGACTATGATCAATTTGATGATGATGTAAGGGTAGTAGTTATGGCAATGGACAATGTACCAGAGAAGTCTAGGTTCCCTTTGGAAGAGCAAAGGGTAGAGGCTTATACAAAGCGTAGGATGGGGATTGGTGTTACAGGCTTAGCTAACACTGGTGAAGCTCTTGGATTTGAATACGGATCAGATAATTTTTGTCGTTTTGAGAATCATATCCTATCTCACCTAAAAAATGTAGCTTATAAGACAAGTGTAGAGGTAGCAAGAAAGAAGGGTGTATTCAAGCTGTTTGACAAGGATAAATATCTTGAGTCTAAGTTTATTAAAACACTTGATGAAGATACAGTGGATCTAATAGCAAAATATGGGATCAGAAATTCACATCTAACATCCATAGCCCCAACCGGAACTATTTCGATGTGCGCAGATAACGTATCATCTGGCATCGAGCCTGTTTTTGCGTATAACACAAAGAGGCAGATCATTGATTTTAATGGCCCAAGAATCGTGGATCAAGTTGACTACGGTCATGCGTTTCTTGGTGTCAATGGCAAAAGATGCGCTGATGTCACAGTGGATGAACATCTTAAAGTATTGTTTACTGCTGCCGCTAATGTAGATTCTGCAGTTAGCAAGACGTGTAATCTGCCGTCTGATATAACCTGGGAAGACTTCAAGGATATATATGTTAGAGCATGGGATGGTGGTGCCAAGGGTTGTACTACGTACAGGGATGCAGGTAGCAAAAAGGGGATTATTGAATCTAATGACGAAGGTAAGGCGTGCAGGATAGATCCAACAACTGGCCGCAAAGAATGTGATTAAGGCTAAGAGGAATACAACATGAAAAGCGTTACCGAACATATCAGAGATCACCTTTTGTCAAACGTATTGGTAACCCCAGTTGGGGATAAGAAAGAAGATTTTGATTACATATGTGAGGCTATGTATTCAGAGGAATTTTTTGAGTTAATGCGCAACGCTAGTATTATGGCCAGGTTTAGATACGGACTCCAAACAGAAAACAAATGGAATTATGATCAAGCAAAGGAGATCATAAGACGAACTAAGATATTTCGAAAAACTGGCAACGGTGAATGTCTGCGCGATATTGCTACTTTTGCTATGGCTATTTTTCTGACAAAAAATCATCCTAATTATCATTTCCTAAGTGTAGATGATGGCACACACGCGGAGCAGATAAAATGACAGAGTCAAAAAAATTAGATGAAAATCTATATTGTCCAAAGTGTGGTAATAAGGGAATGAATAATTGGGATACATATGCAGAGAGTGGTAAGAGAAGATATCGTTGCCCATTGTGTAATTTTAGAACAACGAGACCGCTTAAGGAAAAACCAAGTCTTTTGCCAAAGGCAAAAGTAGATAAGATATTGAGTAAGGATAGATTCATAATCACATCTGCTGTAAACGACACTGATGTAGTAATGGACGCACTTATGACATTTGAAAACATCAAGGGTGATCTCGATGCATCTTTGGCTATTATACCAACGGTGTATAAAAACCCAGATTTGTTTCATATGGGTGTATCTTCTGGTTATAGTTGGCCTGTGGAGATATATAAATATATATGTAATACAGACATTTCTTTGAACGAATCAATAATAGTTCGTGGTGGAGATGCATCGAGAATTCCGTACACAAGCGTAAGCCCGTTGAATGGCCTTGATAACAATGGTCGCATACAATCAGAGATATATGGCCATCAGCAGGTAGCTTTGAAGTTTGTGCCTACTGCCTATGAGTTTCTTCCAAAGATGTTGCATACTACTGGAACAATCAGTAAGCAAAACTATGGTATGTCAAGGCAGGCAACCAAAGCATCTAGGCACCACTCGATCTCCGCGTTGTTTGTGGAAGTGGAAGGTGATAAGTTTTGGGTAACTCAAATTCACTTCGATGGTACCGGAGCGTATTTATTCGACAAATACTACACCCCAGACACGATCACAAAGATTGATGGTGTTGCAGGACTTATGTATGGAGACATCCATGTAAGATTTTTGGATAAAAACATACATGAAAAGATGAGATATCTCGCGGATGTGTTTAACCCAAGATATCAAATTTTTAATGATGTACACGATCACCATATTGGATCACATCACCATAAAGATGATGTATTGTTTCATTTGTGGAAGAACACTGATTGTGAGTTTTCAATTCGCGACGAATTAATGTTGTCTGTTGATTTTTTGAAAGATAAGAAAAATGCAGTAGTGATTAGGTCAAATCATCACGAGCATTTAGATCAATGGTTCAATAGATTCAACCCAAAGAACGATGTGGTAAACCTTGATCTTTATTTCGAACTCGGTGAAATGGCAAGGGGTGACTTTCTTGTGGGTGGTGATGGTCATTTGTATAGGTTGTTTTTGCAAAAATACTGCAGTAACGAATTGACGTTCGTTGACTACAACGATTACTTCTCGGTGGCTGGCATAGACTGCTCTCAACACGGTCACAGAGGTGGTAGAGGGGCCAGAGGAAGCCTTAAATCCTTTGCTAGGACTGGGCACAAGGTTATGTGTGGACATGACCACGCTGGAGGAATAGAGAAGGGATGCTATCAGGTTGGGGCGATGTCAACACCACCATATGTAAAGGGATATGATTCCACAATGAAAACAAATGGAATAATATATGACAATGGAAAATGTTGTTTGCATAGCATCGTAAAAGGTGAGTTGTCACCAATAATGAGGAGACTAAAATGAGATATTTGTTTAATTTTATTAGGATTGGAGTGTCTGCGTTTTTTGCTATTATGTTGTACAAATATTATGGTTTTTTACTTGCTGCTGCATTCTCTTTTATATATATTCAAATGGAATTTGTTTTATTTTTTGCTTCGTCTTTATTTAAAAGGTCCGCGAGGTTAGCTGACCAATCAAAAGAGTTTCATAAAACCGCTCTAGGATTGATTGAAAAGGTATACAAAGATGCATTAACTAGAGCGATGGCTACAGAAAGTGCTTTGAGAAGATTAATAGAGGCTATGAATGGAGTGTAGGTATTTTAAAATTCAAGAATTGGTTCCGCCTAGTGTGTATGCAGATCGTGGACGTAAAGCGTGGGAACTATTAGATCCAACACTGTTATCTTTGATCGACTCACTTAGGAATATATATGGTCCTATTATCATAAACACTTGGGATGATGGAGGGAATAGATCAGAGTCTGGGTTGAGAGTTCCTGGCTGCAAGTATTACAGAAAATACAGTCAGCATTCATTTGGTAGAGCTGTCGATTGTCTTTTTTCAAAGACTACTGTAGATAAAGTAAGAGAGGATATATTGAATAATCAACATAGGAGTCCTTACAATTTGATAAGGGGTCTTGAACTTAACGTACCGTGGTTGCATATAGATGTGAGAAACCACATTGGTATCAAAACATTTAGGCCTTAATATGAATAGAGAAGAGCTTTTCGAAGAGTGGAAATTCGCAAGTACTGAACTATCATTTTACAAAGAAAGAGAGATGAGTTTGCGTAAGGAGATAGCTTCTATGGTTCTTGGTGATGATAAAAAAGGTAAGGAGACTATTATCACCAATGGAGATATTGCAGATGTAAAAAGAGATTATAGCTACAAAATCGTACTCAAGGATTATGAGAAAAACAAAGATAAGTTTACAGAAAAAGAGAAAGATTGCGTTTCTGTAAAATACGAATTGTCACTAAGCAAGTACAAAAAGCTTTCTGAGGAAGAGCGCAAGAATTTAGACGAGTGTGTAGAAACAAAGCCTAGTGCCCCAACTATAAAAACCAAGCCAGTGCTTGAGGAGGAATAACTAGTGGCGATAACCGTAAAAAATACCGCTGACTTGGGTGGTACAGTCAAAGTGATTGTCTATAGTGATGCTGGAATTGGCAAAACTAGATTGTGTGCAACTGCTCCAAATCCACTTATTATATCGACAGAAAATGGATTGCTGTCTTTGCAAGAGTTTGGATTGCCGTTTGTGGTTGTTAACACTGTTGATGAGTTAGAGGAAAGTTTTGATTATGCTGTTGCATCTAGCTATAGTACAATTTGTTTAGATTCAATTTCTGATATAGCAGAATCAATATTACTGACAAACAAACAAAATGTTAGTGATGGGAGGCAAGCGTATGGGAAGTTAAATGATTTAATGCATAAATGGATTACAAAATTTAGAAACATCGAAGATAAGCATGTATACTTCACAGCCAAACAAGGTGTCTTTACTGATGATTACAGTGGTATTACATCATATAGACCGATGATGCCAGGAAAAACAAATCAGCTTAATTTGCCGTTTTATTTCGATGAGCTGTTTTGTTTGAGGATCGGTGTTACAGAAAAAGGAAAGAAGTATAGGTATTTACAAACGCAGCCAGATATTTCATATGCTGCAAAAGATAGGAGTGGGAAATTAAATCAAATCGAGAAACCAAACTTAACTCATATATTTGAAAAAATTCAAGCTAAAAAAACCAAAGAGCAGAAAAGCGAAGTAGAACAAGAGAGAGAGGAATAACACCATGCCTACATTACCAAAAGCATTTAATACCAGTGATCACGAACCAATGGGTGATTTTTTGCCTCTGCCTGAGGGAGAGTATCTTGCAAAAATAACAAAGAGTGAAATCAAAGCACCTGGCCCTAATGCAAAAGATCAAAGCGGAAAGATTCTTGCGTTGCGTTTTGATATTGTTGGACCAAAAGGTAAAGGTCGAGTTATTTATGAGAATCTATGTATAGTAAACAAAAATAAAGAAGCAGAACGTAGTGCCCACTCAAGACTGCGTAGTATTTGCGACGCAGTTGGGTTCGCAGGAGATTTAGAGGTCACGGAAGTATTACATGGGAAACCTATGACTATTAAGCTTGTTAAACAGGAAGCACAAGGTAAATACCCAGCTGGTAATAGGATCGTTGCATTTAAAAAGGCTGATGGTGTTATGCCTGTGTCTGGTCCTGTTGATACAAGTGTCGATGAACAGGAAGATGATGATGATACTCCGTTTTGAGCAAAAATGGAAAGTAGAACGTTGATAGAACAACAAATCGAAGACATGGATGTCTTCCCTTCTAAACGTGAGTATCTTGGGTATTCTATTATAGGACATAAATGCAAAAGATATGTATTGTATTCGTTCAGATTGGCTTTTTACAAACCAATTAATCCAAGAAAGGAAAGACTTTTAAATGTAGGGCACGCAGAAGAGGATATCCTCATAAATGAGCTTGAGGATGTAGGGTGCACCGTATTTGATCAGCAATTAGAAGTGCCAGGCCTACAGGGGCATTCTGGTGGCCATATTGATGCTAAGGTACTAGGTGTCATAGACGATCCAGAAGAGACGTTCTTGCTTGAGTGCAAAACAGCTAATAACGAAAGGTTTAATGCATTCAAGAATCTTTATGACCCAGAAACAAATCATAAGGGCCTTATTGATTATGAGCCAGCATATATATGGCAGATCAATTTATATATGGGGAAAATGAATCTTAATAAGACATTGTTTGTTGTTAAAAATAAAAACACAGATGAAAGACTTTACTTCATTATAAATTTCGACAAGAGCGTCTATGATATGGCTCTCCGCGCAGAGGTTGATATATTGACTGCGAAAAACCAATTCGAAAGGATAGGGAACGGAGAAAAAACATGGTTTGAGTGTCGTATGTGTGGTGCAAGGGAAAAGTGTTTTGCAATGGAACCTGTAGATAAGAATTGTAGGACATGCGAATATTCAGATTTAGAAGATGGTGGACGCTGGTCTTGCAGTGCCAATAAGATTGATTCTATACCGTTTGAAAAGCAAATTGTTGGATGTGATAAGTATTCTGTTTCAGATCTATTTATTACATAAGAACAAAAACTCGTAGGATAGGACAAAATGAAAATCAAACCATATTACTATCAAGAGCCTATCCCAGAGACATTGTTCAATTATTTGAGGAAGAACAAGGGTAAGAACCCAGTCATAGGGTTGCCTACTGGGACGGGCAAAACCGTTGTGATAGCAGATATAGTCGAGCAGGCAGTTAGTAGGTGGGGGATAAACGTCCTAATTATATCTCACGTTAGAGAGATACTTCAGCAAGATTACGACACGATAAATGAGCTAACTGATATCTCTCCAGGGCTGTATTCTGCAGGATTAAATTCGAGAACTACTGACCAGGTTTCTGTTGCAGGCATACAATCAATTTATAAGAACCCTAGCTTGTTCAATGATGTTAAGTTAATTATAATAGATGAGGCACATCTTATCCCACCAAAAGAGGAAGGGATGTATAGGACGTTCTTGAAGGAGTTTAGTAATGTTGCTTGTGTTGGTCTTACTGCTACAAAATACAGACTTGGTGTGGGGTACATATACGGACAGTCAGATTCATTCTTTGATGATTTGATTTATGATTATACATCATATGATAAATTCAATGAATTGATAGATAGAGGATTTTTATGTCCACCAAGGACACTAGCGACAAAAATGAATTTTGATGTAAAAGGGATAAGGACTGTAGCAGGAGATTTCGCATCAGGAGATCTGTCTCGTGCTTTTGATAGGGATAGAGTAACCAGAGCACTCATAGATGAGGTAATAAGGGTAGGTGAAGATTATAAGAAATGGTTATTGTTCGCAATAGACATCAACCACGCGGATCATATGGCCGAATATCTAATTCGATCTGGTATTAGAGCCAATGTTGTTCATTCAAAAATGGATGGTGATAGAGAAAAGATTCTGAGGCAGCACGAAGAGGGTTACTATAAAGCAATTGTTAGTGTCAATGCATTGACAACTGGATATAACTCAAAGCAGGTTGATTTGATTGTATGTGGTAGATCAACAAAATCTCCTGTCTACCACGTTCAGATGGTTGGCAGGGGCACAAGGATCTTCCCAGGGAAAACCCATTTCGGTGTGATGGATTTTGCAGGTAACACACAAAGGCTTGGGCCAATAAATGATGTTGTAGTTGCGCGAAAGAGGGAAAAGACAGGAGGGGCCCCGATAACTAAGAAGTGTCCCGCGTGTGGTGCGATTCATCACCCAAGGGTTACACATTGTCATTGTGGTCATGAGTTTAAATTTAAGCATGGTCTTGATGATGCAACCAATGTACAAATATTAAGGAGGGATACGTTTTGGACTGAGGTTTCAAAAGTTGATTACAAGATCTATCGTAAGCTTGGGCGTCCTCCGAGTTTGGTTGTTACATATCATACGTTAGATGGGCTTGAGGCGAAAGAATGGGTGTGTCTTGAGCACTCAGGGTATGCAAGATTGATGGCAGCGCGCTGGATTGAACTTAGACTTGGTAAGAATAGCATAAACACAGTCGATGAATTATATGCTGTTAGAGAAGATCTTGATGTGCCAGTTGGTATTTTGATAAAACAAGAGAAACGGTTTAATACCGTTTGCGATTACAAATTCAACTAATTTTGTGGAGGTAAATATATAATTTTCCAAAACACACATGACTAATCGAGGGATAATATGACTGAAGAAAACAAAAACGAACAAGAGATTTCTGTAGAAATTAAGAATGCGTTTAATGCTGGTGTTGCTGCAGGGAAAGAAGAGGAAGAAATCAAGCTTGATATGATCGAGGCAGGGGCAAAATTCAAGAATGTTGCTCGAATGTACAATAAACTGTCTATTGATGCTGGTTTGGTTATTCCAAAACAGAAGAGGGATTCTATTGTAGAAGCAAGTGTTATTGGTCGCGATCTTTCTACTGTTGAAGCATTTAATGCAGTGGTTGACGATCTTGTATCTAGGTTGAATGGGACAAGTAAAAAATCTGCTGCTGCACTTGTGCGTGGATATGCCAAGGCTACCGGGATGGAAGTATATAAGAAGGAAGTGGTATCCGGAACTGGTCGCTCATTCACAAGGAATTTTTATGCCGCGCTCATCGACAACCCCAATATGACCGAAGAGGAAGTCCATGATTTTATTGTGGCCAATGGTACAGAAAAAACATTGAAGCGTGAAATTGGTCTCCAGGGGATCAGAAAGCTTGTTAATGATTTGGCAGCTAAGCTGAGTCAGTAACAATCTGTTGTGGGGGGGCTGTCATATGCCTCCCACTTTTTCAAATTAGGAGATGGATATGGAATTTTGCCTGTTCGACACTGAAACAACTGGACTGCTTAAACCAAGCCCAGCTGGTCTTATTGAGCAACCAGAAATCATTGAGATCTATTGTGCTGTTATTGATGAAAACTTTAATTTTCTGCGCGAATACGAAAGCTTCTTTAAACCATTAATTCCAATTGATAGTGAGATTGAAAGGCTCACTGGCATATCAAACGAAATGGTTTCGTCAAGCCCATCGTTTTTAAAATGCTATCCGGAATTTTCTAAATTTATGACTGGAGTAGATGTCCTTGTTGCGCATAATATATCTTTTGATACTAGCATGCTCGCTAATGAGCTTCTCAGAATTGATAAACTTATAAATTTCCCATGGCCAAGGCATCACATTTGTACTGTTCAGGCCAGTAAACAAATAAAAGGACACAGACTTAAGCTGTCTGAACTGTGTGAGTTGGCTGGAAAGCCGTTGAAAGATGCACATAGAGCTAGAAACGATGTGCGTGGTTTATACAACGCTTTCAAAATGCTTGTAGATAATAATTATATCGATATTAAAAGATTAGGATGATGATACACATAGCATTACATTCAGAATTTACCTTTAAGGATTGCTATGGTCATTTGGAACAAATGGTCAAGGATGCTGCGTGCAGGGGAGAATCCCATATTGGTATTGCTGACAATGCAAATACATACGCTCACATAAAATTAAGAAAACACTGTAATACATATGGCATCAAACCAATATACGGGGTGAGGTTGAAGGTAACGGACTGCTGTAATCAAAAAACCTCAGCGAGGGGGTCATACAACCACATAGCTGAATTCGTTTTCATAGCCAAGAATAACGATGGGCTGACAGAAATATACAAACTTGTTAACACTGCATATGAGAACTTCTACTATTTCCCCAGGCTGACGTATGACGATGTGATACTTGTCTCAAAAAACGTGTTTGTGATAGCTAATGGTATCGCCAAGAACAAACTGCTCGCATATCACCGGATAGATTTCTTCGGAGAGCTGATTTCAGGGCCAGTTATCCTGGATAGATCATTTAGATTCGCACAGGAGCACGGAACGGTAAGCGAAAAGCCAAGAATCGCGCTGTTAGACAACAAATATCCGCGTGTTGAGGACAAGGAGGTGTATGAGACTCTTTCTTACCCAAGGATGGATCTGTCTCCACACCCACAATGGATCCTAAATGAAGATGAGATGGTAGTAAATGGTATGTCTGCTGAGGCAATCGAGAACACACATATTCTTGCTGAGCAGTGTAATGCAGACATCCAAGATGCGCCAATGGTGAAGTTTAAGGAGGATAAAAATTTAAGAGATGAGTGTATAAAGAGAGCAAAGAAGCTAAAAATAGATCTGACAGACAAAGTATATGGAGATAGGTTTGAATATGAACTGGAGATGATCAAAAGTCGTGACTACGATGACTATTTTTTAATAGTGGCCGATATGCTCATGGCAGCAAAGAAGTATTGCCTTGTGGGTCCTGCACGCGGATCGTCTGGTGGCTCGCTAGTGTGTTACTTGCTTGGCATAACAGAGATCGACCCAATTAAGTTCGGGTTGCTTTTTGAGAGATTCATAGATGTCAATCGGTCGAATCTGCCAGACATCGACACTGACATACCTGATGTGAACCGGCAAAGTGTCATAAGGTATCTCACTAAGAAGTATGGTCAGGACAACGTGAGGGCCATATGCACGATTGCAAGGTACAAAGGTAGGTCTGCCATCATAGATTTCTCAAAGGCGCTTGGGGTCCCTGAGAGTGAGACTAGTGACCTAAAAAGCAGCATCATTGAGCGCAGATCTGGCGACGATAGGGCGAAAAAGTGCATAGAAGACACCCTACACACTACAGAAGCTGGGAAGTTATTTCTTGGTATGTACCCTGGGATGGAGGTTGTCAAGTATATTGAGGATCATGCAAGGCACGCCGGGAAACACGCTGCAGGGGTGATCGTATCTAACGAGCCACTGTATAAGTACGCAGGGATAGATGCCAGAGAATCAACAATTATGCTTGAGGGCAAGGAGGCAGAATCGATCAATCTACTGAAGATTGATGTTCTTGGTGTAAGGACTCTGTCTGTATTGCAAGAGACTGCGAGGCTGGCTGGTTTTGATTATCATGATTTTTATGAACTACCACTAGATGATGTAGATACGTTTAAAATATTTAATGATGGAAGGGTTTACGGCGTCTTCCAGTTTGAGGGTGACACACTTGCAAACATAACGAGCCAAATGGGGGTGGAAAGTTTTGATGATATATGCGCCATAACATCACTTGCCAGGCCTGGGGCCCTAAGCTCTGGTGGCGCTGAGATGTATGTTCAAAAAAGGACAGGTGTATCAGAGCCAAAATATTATGGGGATGTGTACGAAAGGATCACCAAAAACACATATGGGATCGTGGTGTACCAAGAGCAGACGATGATGATTCTCAAGGAGTTCGGTAATCTGAGCTGGGGTGACGTAGACATATTAAGAAAGGCAATGTCGAAATCACTTGGTGATGAGTTTTTTGCTAAATACAAGGACAGATTCGTTTCTGGTGCAGTAGAGCAAGGTCACACGGAGGAGGAGGCAGAAGAGGTATGGCAAGCAGTGTCTTCGATGGGATCATATGGCTTCAACAAGTCACACGCAGTTGCGTATTCCCTGATCAGCTATTGGACGGCGTGGTGCAAGGCACACTATCCGCTGGAGTTTGCTGCAGCAAACCTGAATAACGCCAAGAGTGATGAGGTCTCCACTAGGCTGTTGCGTGATTTCGTAACGTATGATGGGATAGAGTATATCCCTTTTGACGCCAAAGAGTCTGAAGTCCTTTGGTCAATCAAGGGTGGTAAGCTGGTTGGTGGTCTGACGAACCTTCATGGTATTGGTGTGAAGAAGGCTCAAAAGATAATCAAGGATAGGGAAACAGGATCATTTACGAAGGCGATAGCAGAAAAGATGGCTAATCCAGTGACGCCGTTTGACATATTGTTTCCGACGAAACACTACTTTGGCCACATCTTTGAAAACCCAAATGATTATGGGTTGGCTAAAGCGCCCACCCTCATCAAGGATGTTCGCGAGCCTGGCGACTACGTAATCATTGGGTGTGTCGCTAAAAGTGAGTTGAGAGATAGAAATGATGCTGCATCATTAGCAAAAAGAAAGGGTAAGAGAGTTGACAAAAATCAATTCTTTCTTAACTTACAAATAGAAGATGATACCGGCGTGATACGCTGTTCGATATCTCCTATGCAATTCGAAGAGTTGAATGGGTCCGCGATTGCTAGCGAGGCAGTAGAGGGTGAAACATGGTATATAATACGTGGCGAGGTTTCAGGTGGGTGGAGGTCAATATCTATAGATTCAATAACTAATCTAAAAAACTTTATGAGGACACAGCATGCTAATACTAAATAGAAAAGCTGGGACGAAGGTTATTATTCAGTTGCCTGAAAACGAACAAGTTGTGATAACTGTTCTTGGGGAAAATCAATATGGTACTAGCCTTGGATTTGAAGCACCAAATCACATCAAGATAGATCGAGAAGAGAAGTATATCCACGACATGAAGAAAGACGATAACTGGGGTAACAAATAATGATGATATCTCAATTACACGAGCAGATGCTCACTGAGGTTCAGAGGTTAATTCACGGTGCTGCTGTTGATGCTGGGTGGCATACAGATCTGAAAACCGGCGAGAGAAAACATCGCAACTTTGGAGAAGCCATTGCCCTTATGCATTCTGAACTTTCAGAGGCATTGGAATCATATAGAAAGAACACTATGGATGATCATTTGCCGCACAGGAGTGGTGTAGAGGTTGAACTGGCTGACGCAGTGATTAGGATCTTTGACACAGCTGGTGCAGAGGGGCTGGATCTCGCGGGTGCTATTAGGGAAAAGGTTGAGTATAACAGGAATAGGGCAGATCATAAGATTGAAAACAGAATTAAGGAAGGGGGGAAAAAGATATGATGAGATCAAGGTACTCAACTGCACTTAATTTGATTAAAGCAGGCAAGACACCTAATGTAGACGACTTCGAAATGTATTTTGATAGGAATGCAAAGGGGCTTCTTGATGATTTGCTTCATATGAAGATGATAGAAATAGTAGGAAACGATATTGTATTGACACCTATTGGATTCAACTCTCTATCAATAGAGATGCGCACATAAAGAAAAGGGGCTCTTATTGAGCCCCTTCTTTTTTACACAATTTTATAAACTACTGTGCTGTCTTCATCACATAAAAAAATAGCGGTTCCTCCTTGTGGTACAGTTCCTCCTGTTCCTGTCGCATGTTTTACAGTTATGGTATATGCACCAGTTGTTTTGTTTAAAAAATGATATATCTTAGGACCATATATTCCGCCAGGTACAATGATATTTATGTCCGCTGTTAGTGCTCCAGTACATCTAAAAATGGCGTTGTTGAACTCATCGTCTGATATTGTGTAATCTGACCCTCCTGTCACATCTAGGGTTGCCATACCAAAGATCATACTATTAACTACGACCTCAGGATTCTGTTGTGATGCTTGTAAACCTTGTGCCATTACTGAGTCCTCATTGTTAGAAGAATATCTGGTGTACTACGCCACCCAGGTATGATTGAAGATATTTGATAAAGATAAACATAGAATTGGCCATTAAGTGGGATTCCATCGTTAGCCATATCTGTTTCGTCATACATAATATATTGTGGTGAACTAATATACATTTTTGTTCCATTTGGCGTCGCGGTTGTTGTTATCGTCCTTACTAATGAACCATTATACCATATGTCTGCCTCGTATTCATTGTCGCTTACTAGTGGGGCGTGAAGCATAGGAGCAGTGAATCTACTTGTTTTAAAAAAATACCCTAACCAATAATTGGTATACATAATCCCAGCTTTAATTATTGGAGGAACTGGTTTAATACCAAGCCCTTGCGACGTAGCTGTTACTACCTCATTATCTGGGCTATTCAAAAACTTTCCATAAGTAACACCAATAAAATCATAAGCTGTTCCTATCTCAGAATTTTCCATTTGATGCCAACCAATCGACCCAGTAAGCAAAACGAAATAATCATTCACATCGTGTGTATCCATCCATTCGGTTGTAAACCTAAGACCTCTTATCATTTTACTTACTTGATAACTACCATCAGCCTGAAGAACCGCGTTTTGGAAAGCTACGATTTCCCATCTACCATCTTTACCCCAAGCTGCAACATTAAGATTATTACAAGTCTGCGTCTCTGTTATGCTTTCTAGTGTCCCACTTATCATATTAACAGTCAATATGTTTTTGTTGTCCCAAACATTATGACTAACTTGTGTTGGGATAGTCACAACCATACCAAAAGTAGAATGCACAAGGCTGTCTATTTGTTTTGGATCATCATCAGTAGCAGCTTTGTATAATGTTCCACCGGGCCAGTTTGCACCATACGAACCAGAGGCAAAAACCAAACCCGTACAAGCCGTCACACTGTTTATAGCAGGTAGATCCATCATAACAAGAGCCGTTGAGGTTGAAACCTGCATAACAGATGTTCCTGGAAGAGCGCTTCCTCCAGTTGCAGTTGACGTTCTAACAGTTGAATCATACTTCACAGCCTTTACAGTTACAAATCCACTTTCGTATGTTGTATTAACTACTCTACCAACATATGTTACATTTTCACTTGTAAACGTAACTATGTCACCACAGCGGATATTTATGTAATGAGGAGGCAAGTGTATTGTGTAAACCTCTGATTCTACATTAACAACATGCAAAATAGAATCTGCTATTCTCTTTGCTTCATTCGCAGTAAACGCAAGTGCTAATTGAACATCCTGTAAATTTTTATGCGAGCTGATTCTTCTGTAAACCAACTGTGTATTGTTCTCATAAAATTTCTCTCTATCCATATAAGTTACACTAACACAAGACGGAAGCTCCTCTCTACTCGCCTTATTTATAGTAACTTTATTGTTTACATCACCTTCAGCTGCGCATCCAAGTTCATTTTCATATATACCAACTGGTGTACCCTGCCCATGACGAGTAAAGGTAAGTTTATTGCCGTCATCGATCACATCAAAGAAATACGATGAAGTCAAAGGCTGTAATAAATCGTATGCAGTACCAAGACGAGCTATTCTATATCCTTCAACATTGATTCCTGCTAAATCAGTTACGTCTATTTCAGATGCATCATATCCAGCCCTAAGACATATATCAGACACAACTACATCTAATGATTCAGGGAGACTTTCGATTTGATGAATTTTTTTGTATCTTAGTGAGACCCACCAACTTGACGTAGAATCCTTCCAAATATAATCAAGAGCAAATGCCTTGTTTACTGTACCGTCATAAAGAAGATCTTTATAATATAACCTTCCAAGCATTTCTACTTGAGTAAGTTCAAGTTTAATCGTATCGAACATCCATCTAGTTGAGTCGGTTGCATACTGTGGGATTTTCCCAGGGTACAAGATTGTAGATGTTATTTCATCATAATATGCCATTTCCCCCTCATAAGTACCGTAAGAAATGTTGTCAAAAAGTCTCTCATCTGCAGGCATACCATAATCAACTGTCAAGTTTAAATCATGTACAAGATTTCCATCCATATCGAAAGCTGAAAGATACTGGTGTGTTGTAACTGTATCATATTGTGTTACCCACACTAAATCACGACGAGAATCATATGTAAGCCCCTGTATCTCGTATACTCTTGGTAAGTAAGCGTCATACATAAACCCGCCGGGGTCGCTTACCCAAGAAACGCCGTTTGATATTGGTTCTCCAGGAACATTAATAATCCCCATAATAATGGCACCAGAGGAATCCATTTTTTTTATCGCTTGTGGTACACCACAATCAAGTGGATATGAAACATCAATACTATGTTTTGAAGCCTCCCAAAGATTGTTACAATCAATTACAGTTATGGTTATCTCACCACCAGCAAGTGAGACTCTTCTGTTGTATAGACTATGATATTCGTATATTGGTGGTAATACGCTTGAGAGATCTATAAGTCCGTAATATGAACCATTATATGGATTAATAATTGCTATATAAGAATGTGTATTGTCGTTAACTTTAGTAACAATTACAGGTTTATATTTTGGTATTAAAGATGTACCAAAATTCATATGGCAATAATGTACACATTTGCAATTTTTTAGATTACCAGTGCCAGGTTTATCAGTTGTTTGCCCTACGACAAATTTTGTTTCCATAGTGGCTGGATCAACAGCACACATAAGTTTATCATGATATGCAGATGCACCTCCCCCATAAGCAACATATATCAACCCCGTTTCACCTTTAACCATAGTAGTTCTACTAGAGCTGTAATCTGTTTCACACAAATAACTTTTTTCGTCTGTGGCACTAGTATCAGCTACATCTTGTACGTTTTTAGCAACAACTACCCTAAATGCAGGTATACTGTTACCAAAAGACGCAAGTTGTAGATCAACAAAAACTATATAGGCTTCACCCCTATATCCTGGTGTTGCAGTACCAAAAATACTCTGAAGTGTCGGATCTGGCTCCTGTGTTTCATCTCCCTTGTAAATCTTCATTGAAAAATAATCCGCGAAGGTAGCCCCTGACGACTCTGCATCATAAATCAAAGTTTCGTTTGCGTATATGAGAAGTACGTCGCCTATCTCTCCATACCCAAGACCAAGCGCAATATCAGCAGAGTATGAGTAGGTTGTGGTTTTGGTTTTCTGTCCACCACCACCTTTACCACCACTTCTTTGAATGTCTGTGTGCGATGATTCTCGTATATCAGATGAGGCTATGATATTACCTGCTACAGGATACGTTCCGTATCCAAATGGTCTGGCTACGCCATAAGAAGACGTCGTAACACGCAAATCATCCAGTCTAGGACCAACATTGTTCACATCTGGAACATCCGGGCGGAATAAATACCCACCTATGAGCGAGCCCACAGTCCACCCTGTGGCAGCTGCAGACATACCGAACCAAGCTATGCCTGCGGCGCTAAACGCAGCAGAGCCAACAGCAGCGACAGCTAAAACGGCCATTAGTACTGTACTCCTCTAAACTGAAACGCCCCACAGACACTTGCCTTCCATTCTGAGTCGAATTTATGTTTGGTTACCTTTTTTCTAGTGATTGAGGCATGAATTATATTCTCGCCATCAAAAATAGCCAAGTGGTGTTGGATTCCACAAAACTCCATAAGTAAAACTGTTCCAGGCATAAGTTTTTCTTTGTCTACTTCAACCATATGTTTTCTTAGTGTATCCCATATCATATCTGGATCTGATCGTCTTTTATAATCGACATAAATAGATTTTGTAATATTTAAATATCTTGCTACTTCAATAATGAGACCACAACAATCAACACCAACTCCCTTTATTCTTCCCTTACGCATGTATTTTGTGCCTAACCAAGTCTCTGCTTCTTTGATAATTTCTTGTGCAGTGATCATTAGTACTGCACTCCTTTAAATTGGAATGCTCCACGAACCCTTGCCTTCCATTGTGAGTCGAATCTGTGTTTAACGACCTTTCTCGCAAATGCGTAAGCATGAATTATGTTCTTGCCATCAAAAATAGCCAGATGCTGTGGATCTCTCTCAAAGGCCATAAATAAAACTGTTCCTGGTATAAGATTTTCTTTGTCTACTTCAACCATGTGTGTTCTTAGGGCAGCCCACATCACATCTGCTTTTGGTTGTCTTCCATAAGCGCCAGATTTGAAGGTTGTCAGGTTAAAATGTCTTGCTACCTCAATAACTAGACCATAACAATCAACACCGACCCCCTTTACTCTTCCTTGATGCATGAATTTTGTTCCTATCCAGGTTTCTGCCTCATCAATGAATTCTTGTGCGGTGATCATCTCACTAACTCTCCTATACCTGGTAAATGTGGGAATCCTCTAAAATTCACAACATTATCAAATACTGTTTCACATGTTCCGATGGTACCGTCACATCCCTGTGTTATGGTGCCGGTAACGCCAATAAGAATCTGATTAGGAAGGGGCTCATAGAGTTCAACCACTCCAGCAGAAAACTCCTTGACATCCATAGAATATGTGTCATTGGCTCCACTAGTGAAGGTTACAATACCACCCTTAAAAAAGTCATCTGGCTGTGTAAGGCCAGATGCCGTGAAAGTCCTCTGTGTCCCGCTGGCGGTGACGGTGAAGTTAACTGGTGTGATCGTTAGGCCACACCTAGTATCTCCAAGCTGAGCAGCACACGTTGGCATATATTGCTCACCAATGTTGTTGTGGAGTTTGTGTGACAGACCCTTCAGATCTGCGTTAAACACACCGTCACCTATCGATACCTGACCAAGCCACCCCTTAACCAATACCACCTTGTCAAGCAATGTTGACCAATTTACCTTGAAACACTCAATGGTGGCGTAATCAAAAAGCCCTGCTCTTAGGTCGTCTTCTGATATCCCTGAAAAATTAACGACCCCTGAAACCTCCATACTATGACTCGAACCAATATTGTCATGCTCAATAGCCGAAGGAGAATATCCAACGGAAGCCAAATAATTAACACTGTCAATAAGTAAATCCTGATCATGATCTGTAAAACCCAAAACAGTAGAATCTGCTCTGGTTATTTTCCAGCATGTGGCGTCTGTACTCATTGTTCGCGAACCTCCAAGATTGGCACGGTAGTTGAATTAACCCTGTAGGCATCAAATGAGAGCGACAGCTCATCTACTCCAAATCTACACAGCACATCAAATTCAAAACCAGCAGTGAGCAGATCGCCCACTCCTAATGGAACTACAAGTGACAACAAACCCGTGGTGTAATTGATAGAATAATCTGTTGTTTCAGTCAATTGTACCGTATTTAGGGCTATTAAAACAGTTCCGTTTACGGGCAAGATAATATCCCTGTTTGAAGATATTGCCCCCACAGTGTATGTTTTGAATAGCTGTATCTGTTGTTCGCCACCCGTAGCAGAAGCCACAAGAACCTGATCGTCGTTCTGAACCTGTTGACTTGTGGCACAAGTTTTGTAATCTGCCCAATCCTTGAAACCAAACGAGTTAGCCCTCCCAGCAGCAAGATGGAAGAACGCAACAAGGGCATCAAGATCGTCCGCTTTTTGGATGCCTGTTGCTGCGTTGTATTTATGCCTCGCCTTGCTCCAGTTCTGGTTTCTGTACTCGAATCCACTAGGGCTTTCAACAATCTTTGTTTTGTAGCCTGGCCCACCAGAACTGCCATAAGAGATGTTGACTGGGAAACGCTCTGTTAAAAACGCCATTTTATTTTCTCCTCGTTCTCGCCTTTATGGCTTCAACCAACCTACCGGTCAACTGTGCTTCACTAGCCAAGAACTCGCGTGGGTTTGTGACGCCTGTTATGTTCATATTAATCACATATGTGTCGCTGGAATCTCTACCTTCTTGTTTCTCAACATTTCTCTTCGTTATGATCTCGCCATTTTGGTTTGGAACAAATAGTTCTTTTGTACCTGTCTCACCAACCCAGTATGGGGTTCCAGCGCTAACTGGACCACCAGTTGCCATTGGGGTTGGTGTACCACCAGATACAAAAGCAGATGCTATGGCCGCAAATAAACTAGATGCATCGCCACCACCACCAGCGGACCCTCCTGAACTGGTACCAGATATGAAGCTAGTCACCGTCTTCATAACTTGGTGAGCAAGCATTTCAGCTGCCATCCTTCTCATGGCATCGCTCATAGCCTGGACCATTCCCTTTACACCCTTGTCAAACGGATCAAATAAGTAATCTGCGAAGGCTCCCTCTATCGATCTAGCCGTCCTTTCTGCAGCGCTCAAGAACGTCTGTCTGTCATCAATAACCTTGGCAAGCTTTAAATATTCTGCTGCCATCTTACCGGCACCTTCTGAATTCAGATCTATACCCCTTCTCAGTATCTCAGCCCTGACTGCAGCCTCATTTGCACCTCTGTAGAAATTAGCCAGATCTAAATTTAAACCAGACAGAGAGCCAGACATCCCTCTTACTGCATCATCACTCAAGTCAATGTTGTGCGCCAATAAAAGAGATTTTGCTGCAGCAAAGTTTTGCTCTTCGCTTAGGCTACCGAAATTAGCGTTGAGTCCGTTGATAGATTTAGAAAAATCGTCCATCATTGCGTTCTTGTCTAATTCTTTTGTAACATTAATTATCTTTTCAGCAATCTTACCAACTGCATCTGCACCAACTTCAAAACCATTTTTCAAAAGCCAGGTTTTCGTCTCTGCTTCTATTGCATTGTTTACATACTCGCTAGTTTTGTTATTAAGACTTTCTAACTTATCAGTCAACCTCTTTATTGCTTCCTCTTCATCTTTAGCCTTTGCAGCTTCAATAAACAAATTAGCTTTTTTACCAACTCTATCTTCTCCAAGCTTGATGTTGTTAGCAAGGAGAAGTGCGTTAGCTGCTGCTTCTTGTATGTGCCAACCAACATTCTTTGAGCTTTCTGCAAACTCCTTCATTCTGTCATCCATTTCTTGTATAAGTTTTTCGTTATCCAATGCTTTAGAGACAGACAATAACTCTTTCACCAATGCATTTGCCCTTGGCTTACTCTTGTCAATATTCTCAGCTAAGATTAGAGCTTTTGCAGCAGCATACTGTGTTTCGTTTCCGCCTTGTCTTAGTTTTGTTTTTAACTCGTCTATCTTTTTATTTATCTTGTCAGCAAGTTTTATGTCATCGAACATCGCTGCACGATTAATCAATGCATTATAAAACCCCTTAGATTCACCATCACTAATCTTAAGGCCTTTTTTAAATGCCCAAAATTTAACTGCTGCTACGGTTGATGTCTCTCCAAATAACCCTATCCTTTCATTGATCTCAGCAAACTTCTCAGACATTAAATTTACTTCGTCTAAATCTTCTTTTGACATACCAATGCCACTATATGTATTCTTTATCCAATCTTGTTGTTCACCAAGCCCCTTTAGTTTCCGTGTTTGGTTGTCAATTTGGATGTTGATAGAATTAATAGCAGCAGCATATTTTAAAGCTGTAGCTCCACCTTCTTCATAGGTTATCTCTGCTTGATTCTTTAATTCTATGAATTTAGCTTTTGTCTTTTCAAGATCAGTAATTGCATCCTTAACACCTGTTTCTTGTAATTTCAACACTTCAAAAGACTGAGTTACTGGATTAAGATTTCTTATACTATCAATTGCTGATGCATATTCTTCTATTTGTTCTGCTGTTGCAGATGCACTTACGCCGGTGTATTTCAATTGTTCTTCTAATGACTTTGCTTTTTTGGTTGCAGAACCTAATGAATCTTCTACTCCTATCATAGAACCTATCATATGGCCAAGAGAAGTTGAAAAACCACCGCCTCCGGTTGCTGCCGATAAACTAAGAAACGAAATAGATAGACCTAGTATCTTCTCTCCAAAACTTTCTGTTTGTTTTGAAACATCACCCATTGTTTCGTTTAAATTAGATAATTTCTTTTTCAACTCCTCTATAGCGCCTGAATATTTACCAGTATTATTGTCAGCTAATTCAAACAATTCAATTTGCTCTTCTAAGGCCTCCTTCAAATGATCTGCCTCTGGCCAAAGGCGACCAAACGTTTTAACGACGTAATTGAGACCATTTGCCAACGCCGTAAATGCTGGTTGTAAAGTAGTTCCTATGTTTGCACCAAGCAATTCAACACTGCTGTTAAGATCAACAAAAGCAGCAGACGATTTCTTCAGAGATTGTTCAAGAAGAGGTTTTGTCATCTTGTCGAGTTCTTGGGTAAACGGCTTCAAAAACTTTGTCGTTTCAACAGCGCGATTCTCAACCATCTTCATGAACTCGCCAACACTGATTGTTCTCTTTATATATTTACCCCACGCCTTAGCAGCAATAGAAACAGCGCCTGGCAAATGCTCACCAAGCTGTCTCCTTAATTCTTCAAGTGAAACAAAACCCTTCGATGCCATTTGTTCAATGGCAAGGAATAGTCCGCGCATGTTGGTTGTAGAGATATTAAGTACACGCCCTACTTGCGCTAGTATTGCAAACTCTTTGTTAGCCTCTCTCAATGGTATATTGGCAAGGGTTACGGCGTTAACAAACTTTGAATAGGCCCTTGTGGTCTCTGCTACATCTACCTTGTATTTTCTTGCAACACCTATTGCGTATTGCATTTGACTGTTTGCCCCTTCTAACGAGCCAGTAGCAACCTGTATCGCATTTCTGAATCCTAGAAAATCAGAAGCGATCTTATGCACATTAAACGACCAAGCCAAAAATCTCCTACCCAATTCAATGATGCCAAAAGCAACACTTCTAAGAAGTGCGTGGCCAACCTTTAAGCCTCCAAAAAAGTCACCCATTGATGATTTGGCAGACCTAAACATTCCCTCAATCCTTCCAGCTTTCTTTAATTTATTAAACGCTGCAACATTTGTTAATATGTTTACATTTAATCTTTTGAATCCTTTTATGAGTTGTTCAAGGGAACGATTTTTATTATATGCTTCAACAGCAGCCTTTTTAAATGAGCCAACGACATCACCAGCAACTGTTATACCTAACTTCCTGGATTCTTTAGCAACAGCGCGGATAGTTTTTCCTATTCTACTATTGGCTGTGCCATATGATATTGCTGCTGCTGATGCCTTCGTATATGCACCAACAACATTACCAGCGATATTTAAACCAAGTTTTGCATTATCAGATGATACTTCCCTTATCGTTCTTGAGATTTTACTTGAACTTATGCCATAATTTTTTGCTGCTGTGTTTGCCTTTATGTAGGCACCAACAACATTGCCAGCCATATTAATGGCCAATTTTTCGTTCTCTGCATTAACAGTTCTGATAGTCTTTGATACTTTGCTGTTACTAGAATCATATGATGCTGTCTTTTTACTTACAGAATTTAGTTCTGTATTTACAGACCTAAGTGTGCCCGCGAGACTATTGTTGTCCGCGATCACTTTGTTGTTCAATATATTGTTTTTCTCTAATGTTCTAAGGTATTTCCCATTGACGCTTAAGATACCCTTGAATTCCTTATTGACGTCTTTTATTGAAGACGACAGTGTTTTAGAGGTTGATGTAAACCCCTTTATTGCGTTGTCTATTTGAAAAATAGCGGTCGCAGCGCTATGTAGCGCTGCAACCAAATTGTCGGTATTTTTCTTGCTATTACCAAAATCAATACTGACGATAGCACCAAAGTTTTCACTCATTGCTTTTGCCCTTTGTTTTTGTGCCTTTCGTGATACTCCCTGTAAGTCTTGTTAAGTGATCTCATCACTTGTAGAAATTCGTCAGCAGAACCAATCAATACAAACTCTTTAATTACAAACAATTGATTTTGGATTGAGACATCCGTGTCCCATGGGTGTTTTAGTCTGTAGAACATTTCGATATACCATTCTGTTACTGTATCTCCTTTTGGTATATCGTCTAGTGGGCTAGGTTTTCCTTCTTTTTCTAATTTTTTGAAAAACTCTATATTTTTGCCATATTCTAAAAACCAACTAAAGAGTTTTGTTACTTTTCCACCGTATCATCAATTTCTTGTGAGAGGTAGTTTTCAAGAGTCTCAGAAAACTCCTTGATGTATTCTGCTGCATCTCTATCGTTCAAAATGAGTGCCTTGGCATTTTCATTAGAATACTCAACACCACCTGGAAAATTCTTCCAATCAAGCAGGATTGTTTTGCCAGTCACTTCAGCCCAAATATCAGCACTCGTCTTTTTATCTAGGTTACCCCTCTCAATAGCCCTTTCGTGTGGCTTAGTCAACACACGCATAAGCTGTTCAAATTTCTGATTTCCAGATCTGGCGATGAGCATATCTACTCCACGATACTTTCCCCAAACTCCAGTTTCTGCTGCTACTTCATTGACAGGTGTAATACAAATCTTACTCATTTTTGTTTCTCCAATATATGACTTTATAATTAGTTGTGGACTCTGCCCGTTACCACTGGCTTGGTGTCATATTAAACGGTGTATCCACAATGACCAGAATTCTATAAAACTATACGGCGTCAAAGAAACTAAACTGTACAGTATAGTTGTTGGTGGCATCACGAAGTGCGGTAAGAGAACCACTCTCCATCAAGAAAGCGTCTTTGCCATCAACCGGCTCACTCAACTCATTGAACTTACATTTTGGAAGATCAATAACCATGATGTTTTGACTGGCAGTAGCGTCTTCCAAAGTAAACGAGAGCGCAAATTCAGTAGCCGCCTTATAGATATTATAAAGCGAAAGGTCTTCGAAATAAAGTTCAATGTCACCAGTAACTTGTAAACTAAGTGGGGCAATATCAGCAGCACCAAGAGTACCAATAGCCTTAGCTGCCTTAGCCTGATTATCGATGGTCAGATTAAGGTTAGAGAACTCCGCTGTGGTTGGGAGGCCAGTAGCAGTTATCGATGTGATTGACGATACAGAGTTCATGATTCTGTAGGAAGGAACCTCAAGTGGCGTTTGCTCACCAGTAAGATCAGAAGTCCTTGCCTCTGCAGTCCGACCAATAAGACCCATTGCACCAGTAAGAATCGCACCAGTAGCAAAATCAAACGACATTTTGTTGATTGCACACCCACGATAATAGAAGAATGCGTTGGTTGCTCCAGGGGCATTGATCTTCTTCTTGAAGGTGTAGGTATCCATGGTCTCGGCACCATTACGAACACATTCCACATCGAACGTTACGGAGTCTCCAGCTGCCTCATCGGCAAGAGTTTCCTCAACAGTAAGTACGCCAGCAGTAGCAGTGACAACTGTCTTGATGCCGTTGTTGGCCGGATCAGTAAAGCCAGCAACGCGCACTTTCATGCCAGGTAGTAAGCCAGAAGTACCAAAATTGATCGTAGCGGCACTGGTATACGTGCTGCCAGTTTGAGCCACCGTCACATCACTGCCAGCCTCACTGACAGAGATAAGCGCGCCACCCTGAAGGAGAGACACAATCAATGGTTTGAAAGGACTATACGAAAGCTCATAATTGCAATCACCAGATACTTCAGCATCAACGATAGTGAGATCGTCAGTTTGACGGTCGTCGCGAATCACTTCAGAAGTGGAAGTTGTAATATTGTCAGAAAGACCAACGCTTTTTACAGGGATCTTCTGAAATTGCGGAGTTGCAGGGGTTTCCCCAGGGACAGTTTCTTTGATGTAAGAGAACTGAACATAATTTGTGGTTGAAATAGCCATATTATACCTCTATTGATCGGACCAAAAGTTAACTAAAACATTCATCATGAACCAGCCGTTTCCATTATCCCCAACTCTTCTAATTTCAGCAGCATAACATACTATTTGGTCAAAAAGCTGGTTAGTGAATAGTGCTCTCAATTGCTCTGCATACGTATACGCATCTTTTGTCCCACTAAACAATGGAACAAAAACTGAGATTCTATAAATCCCATAATGCCTCTCCAAACCATTAAGATCGGCATTTGTTGTGATGCTTGGCAGAAGCACAGCGTTAAGCCAAGGCACCGAACCTTTTTTGTAAGTATCAGTGTTGTCAAATGCAATCGGTGTCGCAGTCCAGTTGTCCTGTAACATCGTGTCAAATGATACTTTAATGTCATATAAACTTGGCATTGTTTTTCCCTATTATTTCTCTGTACTAAACTTAACTAGGTTTCTTTGTATCGATGTGTCTATCCAACCTGCTGCCCACGAATGGCCCTCGTTCAAATAGAGAATGTACGGTGACATATTAGCGATATACCAAGTTTTGTGCACATAAGGAAAATCACCAACAGAAGGAGTATCTGGTCTTTGGTATTGCGTTCCATCTTTTGGGTTCAATGTCAACAATGGTTTGTCTGGTGACAACGTCCAATTTGACCTTGCTGCACCGGTATCTACTGGTGTACCATCAACCAAATTATTCCATAACCCAATCAAAAACTTCTTCTGTTTTCTTGCAACAAAATTTTCAATATCTGATGCTATTACATCCAAACTTTTACCTTTGTATTTGACACCACTCATGCTTCTATACACACCAAAGCATATGTTACTTTTGCAGGATCTCTTTTTATCTTGTGTGTAATATAATTCTTCCCATCAACAGTAATTTTATAGTTTACATTTGTGTCAATCACAAAAGGTGCTTCGGATGCAATAGCCATGATTCCAATAACAGTTTTACCTACAGGTAAATCTCTTAAATCCTTTTCGGTGAATTCCAATTCAACTCCGCGCCAGGATCCTGATCCTGAATTTCTTCCTGTTACGGTTTGCGTAGAAGCAACGAAAGTACCACCAGACGAATATGAGATGGTGAAGTTAAACACTACATCATCCAAATCATCAAATGCTTCTACGACATCTGCAGTTAGTTCTTCTATCAAAGACATTATCTTACAAACCTATTATTAGAAATTTCGCCTGCAATCCTTCTTAACATAGTTTTTGCCATTCTTGAAACACTTGGTGTTACTTTATCGTCAGAAGAAAATTGCTTAAAGGTTTTAATCGATCCAACCTGCACTGCCTTTTTGATAACTGTTGCTTGTGGCTTGAAAGCATTTGGTCTAACGACATATTCTGCAGCCAAAATTGCAGTTGCAAAAATAAGCTCATCTGGAATACTATCAAGAACATCTATGCAGTTAAAACGATAATCTATATAGTATCTTGCCCACAGCAACGCCTCTTCTCTCGTCTCATCAGACGCAGCATTCCAAGCAGCATTGTTCTCCAGATAAATATCTGCTTCGTCGATTGTAGCGTATGATGCGTTAACAGCTAATGTTAATGACATTTTCTACTTCTCTTTAATTTTAATGGTGATCGACCGATTAATTATCTCTGTAGTACCGATGCCCCTTAGAATAGTCAATTCATTGGTTAGAGTAAACGAAGTTGCTCCAGCTGGAACTGCCGTAACCCTAACATAGGCGTCTCCGTTTGAGGTACCATCGTTATCCATAACGACACCAACATCATCAGCAGTCCAAGAGCTTGAGCTGATAACATCGCCACTTTCTAACTCAAAGTAGTCAGTCAACATTTTCCATGTAACGGTCCCATCTGTTACCTGTTCGTTGACTGCTGAACCCCAAGTCGGTTCAGTTGTTCCTGTAATGCCAGATGAAATACATTCAGCATAAAAGCCATTTCTCACTGTTGGCATGACGATATCGCCAACATCATCTATTGCACTTGCCTGCTTTTTCTCCGTTTCAGACGCCCAAATTGGTGCACGATACCTTAGAGTGTAATAAACACTTTCATCGGGATCGTGCACGATTTTAGGTTTCAATGGCTTAGTTTGATCTACATCATATATAAAAGCCATCTTCTATTACTCCTTAAGCAGGATCAGAAATTTCGTGATCGTGAGCAGGTACAGTTACAGTTCCACCACTAGTCAGGCCCTGCGCAGTACAGGTCGTGATTACATAATCAGCAACACCGTTATCAATGGCGATGTGATCTGCGGTCCCGTCAGAAGTAATCGAAAGGCTAGCCTGCTGCGCAACTGTAACCTTTCTACCGGAAGTGTCACCATTAGCTTTAGTGAAGTCTGCACCGTCAATTGTGACTGATGCAAGTTCCCTAGCTGCTATATCCGCGTATGAGGTTGGTTGCCCTGCACACACAGTAAGTTTTGTACAAGTAGCGAATTTATCCAATCCACCATCAATCATTGCGTCTGTTGCAAGTTTAGCCATTTACTTTCTCCGATTTTGCGCCATAAATGCTTTTGTTTGGTGCAAGGACAACTTCACTTTTGTCCGGTTTACCGGTGGGGATAACGTCGGCCAAATCCCTAAACCAACCCATTTTACAACCATAAGTAGCAAACTCTTCACCAACAAACCACACTTCACCAGGTATACCCTGATAAAACACGTTTGTTTCAGGATCAGAATGCTTAAATTTTTTAAGAATTTCTACCTTAACAAGTTTTTCAGACATGTATTTTCTCCAATTAAACGTTATGAAGATTAATAACGTTGTTTATTCCACTAACATTGATTAAATGTTTCGTGTCTAGTATAGCAAACTTCCTGTTGTTGCTCATAACGACAATTGCGTTTGAATCATTCCAATAAACATCAAACTGTAATGCTACATTATCAACTATGTAGCTGTACAGAGAATCAGATACAATCAAGGTTTCATGCGCAGATAATCCGAAATCATCAGTTGTATAAGAAAACAAAGTGTCATCGATTGCCAATATATTGTTTTGTGCCAAAACGATATTGTCTATCGACAACGAATATATAGAATCTGATATAGTCAGCACATACCCAGACAACAAATCAACGTTTTCTATCGACAAAGCAAAAGCTGTATCATCTACAGATAATATATATTCAGCAGCTAAAATTAGACTGTCTGCTATGTAAGAATAGGATGCATCATTCACATTCAATATATTCTGTTGTGTTAAACCAAGATCACCATCAAGAGTATAGTTGTAAGCGCTATTATTAACTGCCAAGAAAGAACCTACATCTAATGTCAAATCCCCTTCAAGCGCATAGTCATATGCACTATCGGCAGCTGACAAAATATTTTGCTGGATAAGACCAATTCCCCCCTCTAGTGAATAATCATAAAGATTTTCACTTACATTCAATATATTCTGCTGAATTAAATTAAGGTCTCCATCCAACGTATAATCATAGGCACTATCATTAACTGATAATGTAGATCCCACATCTAATATTATATCACCTTCCAAAGAATAAGAATATGTGTTATCATTGGCAACCAGCGTATTTTGCTGCGTTAAACCGAAGTCACCTTCAAGAGAGTAGCTGTAAAGGCTATCATCAACAGCAACAGTGTTCTGCTGTGTGAGCCCAAAACCACCCTCCAGAGAGTAGCTGTAAGCCGCGTCATTCACAGCAAGAAGCGAGCTGACGTCAAGGGTCAAATCTCCCTCAAGAGAGTAGGCATAAGCGCTGTCTGCGGCCACCAGCGTGTTCTGCTGGATAAGCCCAATCGTTCCGTCGATTGAATAGCTGTAGGCACTATCATCAGCAGCTAGGATGTTCTGTTGCACAAGATTTAAGTTCCCTTCCAGTGCATAGCTGTACAGGCTATCATCTGCAGCAAGTACATTTTGTTGCGTAAGCAACAGATCGCCCTCAAGTGAGTAGCTATAGAGGCTATCATCAACAGCAACAGTATTTTGTTGCGTAAGCAACAAATCACCCTCAAGTGAGTAACTGTAGTTAGCGTCATCAACAGCAATAGTGTTCTGTTGCGTCAAACCAAAATCGCCCTCAAGCGCATATGAAAACGTAGTATCGTTTGTCGCTAATACATGTTGTTGCGTTAGTGCAAAACCATCAAATGTCAATGAATAAAGAGAGTCATTCACAACCAATACAACAGGACCACCACCTTGGTCATACTCTGAAGCTCCACAATCAGGATCACTCCTAGTGACACCTTCCATGTCTGTTGCAGTTGAGTTGCTAGGATCACCGGCATTGATTACTGCGCCAGTGCCTGTAAAATTCAGTAATGTGTAGTCGCCAGTCGTAGGACTGTTCCAAATTGATGAAGCAGTACCCAAAATAAAGTTTCCGGTACCATCTCCTGTTATATCTGTATCAGATCCACAATAAGCAATTGTTGTAGGTGTTGCACTATATGGAGAATTATTCTGATTGTAAAAAACAGTAGAATAGCATGTGTTACAAGAAAAATAAATTCCATAACCCCAACCAGATATTGTTGCGTTTTTTATATTTAATGTACCAGATGCATTAGCATAAAACCCCTTTGATGAACTACTTGCCTGATTGTTATCATACAAAATAACATTTTCTACATTGGCTAACCCACTTGTATTGTTTATTGCATATCTATTACCTTGATACCCATAATTTGGTTCTCTAAAATAACAATTTTTTATATAAACAGCATTGGATGAATCAGAAGTGTCAACAAGCAGACAATAGCTTGCTGAAGCAAGAGTTGCCCATTGTAATCCATCAACATCAACCCCTGGTGTTTGAATTGTTATGTGATTATTTCTGTAATATTTGCCAGAATCAAATCCAGACGGAACAGCTCTATTACTGGCGTCAGAATAGATATAAAGGGTGTAAGGTAGGCAAGTAAGAGTGATGGTAGTGCCAGTAGAATCAGCACCGCCACGGCACTCTATGTATGTGTCTGCAGACAAAGAAGACCCAAGTGATGCAACTGCAGCAGCCAGGGTTGTATAATCTCCTCCGCCTGTTGTGTCAACAATTATTGTCATTATAGAGCTGCCTTGTTGCTTGTAACATCATTTGTTAATGCCTTATCTACGCCAACAGAAGCTAGTACATCTCCAACCGTCATTTTCTTTAATGCAGAAACCTCACTTTGTGAAATGCCATCATCTATAAAAGCTGGCATTGCATCTATATTCAATCTTAGTTTTCTTAAACCTAAAACCCTTGATACATCTTGACCATTTTCGTCTGTATAGTAAATGACATACTCTTCTAAAAGATCTGCCAGTTCAGCAACAGTGAGTTCTGTCTGAATTATCCCAAAAGCTGGAGGTCCCTCAAGCCTACCATACGGCACATCAATTGGTTGAGCGTGAATAACCATACCACGCTGCCATTGCTTTGGTCCGTTACCTGTTCCTAGGTAAACCAACATCCAACTTTTGGGAACGATAGTTGCCATTAACCACCCACAGCTCCTGCAGGCGCAGGAGAAAATCTGATAGTGAATTCCAACGTGGTAGGAGGGTCAATAAAATCAGCCTTGTACACAGGACTAGGCTCACTTCTCAAGTTATTGACATTATCAATAGCAATTGCCCTGCACCAATAATCAACTGCCTCAGGAGATTCTATAAGCTGTTCTGTGTTATTCACTTTAGTCAAATTATCAACAGTGAAAGTCCAATCAGCAAAATTACCATCGTCGGATTTTCCACACTCAACAACGATACTCATGTCGTCAAGAGAAATAACATCCCCATCGGTACGAGTGCCAGGATGATTCACAGTAAACGTAACAGATGCTGCATTTGCAACTCCAGCAACCAACAAAGAAATGATAAAAAACAATTTTTTCATATTACGGTCCCAATTTTTTCTCTATGTTCATTAATCTATAATCAATTGTTTTATATTGAGTTTTTAATTCTGTAATAATGCGGTCAGAGTTAATGACCCAATTAAAAACCCCCAATACGACAGCAACAGTGACTCCAACCAAGACTGGAGCAACGTATTGCTGGAAAGTAGACTGTTTACTCTCCGCCATAGTTCCTCCATTATTTTTCGCTCTTGCGCGCAAGGTGGAATGTCTTCTCTTTAGAACCTACAGAAGACCCAAAAAAGTAATTGTACACTTGCTCTGCCTTAGCACTTATTTGGCCAAGAACAAAACCAAGCAACGTTGAATCAAGGGTGACATTACCAGTCAACACCCAACCCACAGCAACGAAGAACCCTGCAACAGTCAATACAGAGAGAATTGGTACTATGCGGCTTCTTGTAGAAATTTGCATAGAGCGAGCGTCTTTTCTATCTTCGATAGAGAGCTTGACTAAATCTACGCCAAGCTCTGCGAGCTTTGCTTCAAAGTCTAAATCAGCCTGCTTAAGTGTCGTTAATGTTTCTGGTGTAGCTCCACGCAAAGCTAGCGATATCTCCTTTTCACTAGCATTCTCGTCTCCGGTTAGGCTTGCTGCTATTGCCTTTGTAGCCATCCCGGCAAGCGGCCCTCCTAATGCCGTCGCGAGCGTCGGAGCCACTGCACCCACTATTTTTTTCCAGTCGAAATCCATAATATTACCCCTTTTAAAGGGGCATCCTTGCCCTGTGTATCTTTTGTCGGAAATGTTAAATGCCGTCCTTGGCAACACCACGACTAACCGTTAGTTCTAAGGAAGGCAATACCAACATTCTTACGCTCACCAACAACACGATTCCAGTTCGTAACCGTAGCCAGTTCGGCATAGGTAGCAGACTGAGCAGCAGGACCCGCAGTGTTGAAGCTGAATCCATAAGGATGTACGATCTCGGTGGTACGAGTGTGGATGATATCCTGACCACCACCATAACCGGCATTAGGAACGCGCTCAAGCTCAGAAGCCTTCTCGGGAGAACCACTACCATAGGCAACAACACCGTTAGCGAAGAGAACGGTGGTGTACACATAACCACTGGTGGTACCTGCACGAGGGGCAAGAGAATCATCAACAACCACCCTCTTACCAAGATAGGTAGGAATGGTCAAACGGCCGCTGGAATCAGCAACAAAATCAATCAGATCAGCCTTGACCAGAGTGAAATAAGGAACGGAATGCATAGCAATCGTAGTAAACACTTCATGATGATCACCAGCGGTCGCCACGGCATCGATCACGGCTTCAGCAGAGATCAAATTAGCAGCAAGAGCATTATCGCCATCTTCAATGAAGATGTCATTGGTCATGTCACTAGCATCGTTCGCAACATTGTCAAGCAGAATACCAGCCAGACTATTGATGAGTCTCTTCTCGGTGCTAACTGCCCAATACTTACCGATCCTGGAAGTAATAGCAGAAAGAGGATCTTGAAGGGCAAGTTCACGAGCCAGATCCATCGTGGACCAAGACTTATGTTGGTGAGCAGACATATACACCTGCTTGCTGCTGGTAATCTTAGCAGGGGTAGCAAGATGCGTTGCATCATCATCAACATAGTCCGGCTCATCATTAGTCAGACCATAGAAGAAAGGAAGTTCACCAACCTGGCCAGGGCCAGATGCCATTGCACCAAGGGTACTATCAGGGGTCATTACACCAGATTGAACAAACCTATTATTCTCAATAGCCGCTTCTTGTACTGCACCATCAAAAATAAGAGGATCATAGATATCAGCGATTTGGACGTATGCCATTTTTGTTTCTCCAATTAAAGTTAATCAATATGGAATGGCACAGCCAATTCCAAAACACAAAGTTATTCAGAAGCCTGAGCTTCTTTTCTCAATTTAGCAGCAAGTTCAGGGTCAGACCTCTGGATTTTTGCCTGTTCGGTCAAGTTGTAGGTCTTACCCTTCTTGAATGGATTCACACCACTCGGAGCGCTGCTATTGCCTGTTGCACCGGCACCTTGGCTTTGCGGCCAAAAATGCGGGGCCTTATCCTGTAGGTCTTTCACAAAAAGCTCAGGATTCAAAAGCTTTGTCCCAGCTTTCACAAGTTCTCCATTGGCATCTCTTGCCTCAATATTCCCTTTATCATCAACAGAAAACAAATTGAGACCACGATAAACAACGTCATCAATTGCAGTAGGTAGCACACCGTGTTTCTCTGCAGCTGCTCTCAACTCATTCGTAATCTTTTCGTTTTTGTATCTAGTCGTGACTTCTCCAAGGTTCTTTTCAAGGTCCGTCATTTTGAGACCTAATTCTTCAATCAAACTGTCTTTTACAGTCAGGGTTTTTTCAGTACGTTTTCTTATTACTTCGTCAAGTTTACCCTCAGCAATCAATTTAGCTTCTTCGCTACTTTCGAAAACATCCATCATCTTTTTGATGTTTTTTGCATCGATCCCTTCGAAACTACTCTTAAACTCATCGAATTGAGATTTAAGAACCTTCTTTTCATCAAGTAGCGTCTTGCTATGATTGCGAAGTCTTTCTACTTCTGCTTGCAGAGCATCAAACTGCTCTTTGGTAAAATCTGCAGAACCACCGGCTCCACCATTATCACCAGCTTGGTCACGGACCACATTTTTCATAAGAAACATAGTTTATCCTCCAGAAGGACGTGTTGCTTTATCACCAAAAAATGGCTGTTTACTATCAGCCGCCTTTTTATCGACGAATTGCTCCTTTGGATCTTCCAGTCTCTTAACCTCATCCTCGACTGTTTCTCCGGGCTGGAGCATATTTGCCCTCTTGAAATTGTAAAGCAATGTGCTACGGCTAATACCATTAGCCTGCCATGCCTGTACAAGCGCTTGCTGATCTTCAGCAGGCAGTGAAAATGTAGAGAAGTCTTTGTTGGGTATATATTCGATAGCCTCATCAGAAGCTTTTGTCCAATCTGCCATCATTTTCAGCAGCCTTTCGACTGCCTTACCCATGTTCGTAACGATAGAACGCAATGTCACAGTAGTAGCCTGCTGCCTGAGCCTCAAGGCTTCGCCAGATTCAGACATGTTCTTACTAGAACCCAACAGTGACGCCCCGTACTCCTGGGCCTCCGCGTATGCATCGTTGATTTTAGTTCTAATGTGTTCGAGTGAAGATGAATCCACTTTTGTGTATTCGGCTTTTGAAGTGTACTGAGGGAGCAGAAGGGTTACGCCTGCGCCCATGACACTCGGAAGATCCTCTTCGTTGGCACCGGTGATAACTAGCGTCGGTGCAGTAGTAAGCATGTTGATATAGGACAGTTCTGTATCCATCCCTAGGATAGCAACCATCACTTGCATTATCGGCTCTAGCGGTGCAGGGTCGATATCAGGTGAGTTGTCTATTGCTCCTGCAGAAACGATGGGGATGTAGTCGAGCGTGCGGCCAAGATACCTTGGGGCATAGGGACCGTCTATCACCTCCTTCGCATCGTTATATCTCACATATTTATAGACACCATCTTCTATATAATATTTTATATAAGTTTCTTCGTGCTCAGTCCCTTCAATTAAGTCGCCAGTAGTGACGGTTTCCTTGAACACGACTTGTTTGTACCGGTAATCTTCTTGGTCGGCACCCTCTTGATCCCAGTTTATCCGCGATTCGTTTCTGTAAAGGACGAGGCCGAGTTTGCCGTTGTCTGCGACATCAATGAGTACATGACAGTTACCATTGATGAGCATTTCGGTCAAAATGTCAATGGTTGTGGTGTGTAGATCCTTTCCGTCCTTTGTCGCCTTTTTCTTCAGGTATTCCAATTCACTAGGGAGTTTAATCGTTGCTGGGTACTCGTTGTAAAGCCCAATGTAGCCCTGCAGTGTTCGTGCTGCCAGGTTGGAGACCCGTCCACCGGTCATGTAGCCAACTGCAGCATCTGAGTATTCACTCGAAATGCCCATAAGCTGACGTTTACGTGAAAAGGCGTAGGTGGTGTTCCCTGCTATTCCGGTGTTGAGAAGGCCAATCGGAAGATTCAGTATGGATGCATAATTTTTCTGCATCTCATATAAACCTGCCATACAAGTGTTAGAAATAAAGAAATTGTATAGATGCTCAGAATACTGACTATGCGTCGGAAATTCCTGGCCAAAACTAGTTGTGTTAGTTGTCATATTAATGTGCCACCGAAGCAAGTTTTAGTTTTCTGGAAACAATAGGATGAAGATAATTGACGCAATACCCGGCTGCATCTGGTCTGTGGTCCTTGCCGGCAGTCTTATCAGGTAGCCCATATGGTGTGTAGATCTGTTGCTCGAGGTCTTCGGTAAGATCTGGACACCTGTCAATATCAACAAAATATCGTCCCGTCTCTATCAAATTGTTAAAAGCTGCAACCCGATCTTTTATCCTCGGGTTCTTTGGTAAACAGCGGATCTGCCCGATCTTCGACAATAACACATGGTCAGATTCAGCAGCATTCGAACTGGCATGTGCTCCAGAAGCGTCAGGGTAAAAAATCAACTTGTGCCTTCCGTACAACTCACTTATCGCTTCAACCAGATCGGGGGTATCACGCAACTTCGAGAATTCCTGTATCGCGTGAAGCCCACCGGTGGGGAGCTTTCTATGGACAATCGCAGCCATATTACCAACGTTAAAATCGACGCCTATGTGCAGAGGTTCTGCTAAGAATGCCTGGGCCTCTTCGTTAAATCGCTCATCCTCTCTTCTATCAAGATCGAACGGCAGATGGTGAGCTTCCCTGTCAAATGTGTAATAAACACAACCACCGGTGAGGTTCACAAACTCCCCATTAACATATGCATCCTGCAACTTCTTGGGATATGAGCTAATTAATCCAGCTACGTACCCTGGTGGGAGATGATAATTGTCAGTAGACTTTGCCTTAATTATTTGTCTTATTCCCTTTAAATCCTCATTTTGACGAGGTTCCTTGACAAATAGCTGGTAAGCAATATTAAACCCCTCAGGTGTAGTATAACAACCTTGTTGATTCATTCCAACATTCCCGTCGGCGTCGTAAAAAACCTGTCTTGTCCTGGCCTTGACCTTGCGCCAGGCATCAAGCCCTTTTTCTTTCGGCATCGTGTCCAGCTCATCGATGTGAGAGCGTCCGACCTCGAAGCCAACAATCTTCGTCGGGTCGTCCAGTGACCGGTAAATGATCATCGATCCGTTCTCGATTTTGATAATCTTCCGACCCTTGTTATGGTCGTATTTAATTCCATTTGCCTCAAAAAGCTTCTCGAACAGTGGTAGGTTGTTCAGTGCCAACAAGTCGAATGTTGGGGCAAAAACACCAACCTTTATGCCTGGATACTGGAGTAGATCCCTTAAAACTATGACTGCCATCCCAAAAGTTTTGCCAGATCCATAACCACAAACATCAGCAAATTCCTGTTTTTTACAGTTCAGTGCCCTCCATTGATGGGGGAGTAATTTTAAAAGTTGAATGTTTGTTTCCATATCCGGGCATTATACTTCGTCTTCTTCTCTGTAGTCTGTGTCTTCAAATTTGTCCAGAACAAGCTTCAAGATGCCAGGCCCCTTCTGAGCAGTGTTCTCGACGGTCTCCCATGATCTGGTGAACTGTTTCAGGTACTTGACAGCAACCTCCGCTGCGTTTTTGCCTTCGAGGGAATCAATGATGGTGTTGACAGCTTTCATTTTTCCTGCAACACGCCCCTGTTTGTAGTGATGCATGAAGAACTTGTAATCATCACTTTCAAGTTCCATCAACTCCTTTTTTGTGATATCCCAAGCGTCAAGAATGTCCTCTGGGTTCAATGCTTTACCCAGCTGGTTAATGATATACCCGTCGTCTTCGACGAATAATTTCAAATCTTTGAATTCCACTTTGTCAAACATTGGCAAAACCTGTTTAGAGATCTTCACCATAAGTATAGCTTATCGCTAATATAAATAAAAGATATTTTTAAAAATATAACGGGGGTGTTATAATTATACACAAAAAAAATAACCCTTAGGGGGGTTAATGACTATTATTATAACCAACCCCCTGAGGGGTCTCTGGCTCGGGGGCTTTGGGGAAGCACCCCCCATCAATATAACTTATACCCCTATACCCCCTTCTTGGGGGCATCCGAATGATGATGCAGCTATCAATACTACTGATATCACAATCAAAACATTCAATAACAAATACTCCTTTTATTTCCTATATCACCATTGAACACACTGCAGTATCTGCCATACTAGGGGTGAAAGGAGAGGAAAGAGCACAAGACATAGGAGACTACCATGAACACTAATAGAAACAGAGAGTTAATCAACCATCTCGTGTCGATATATGGCATGGCAATGGTATACTCCACCATCAATAGCATCAATATCAGTCCTCTGGACAGCAGTTATCCTCGCCGTGTCCACAGGGTGCTTACCTCCTACTTCTACAACCACCACGCTTAGGAGACGACCATGAGCGCCGTATTCGTAACCCTCACCGACTATCCTACTGCAGAAGAGGCATGGGAAGCATATCCTGAAGCAGCCCACATAGAGCATGTTGATGGTGGATGGCTTGTGTTTCCCAGTTTGGATGACTACCACACCTGGGTTAAGCAGATATAGGAGTTGTATCATGAGCACAATTCACGAACCCTATGTTGTGACGGCCTCAGACGTCGATACGCCGTCGCTGGACATCACCCTGACCGAGTACATCAACACCCCTGATGGTGAGCCTCCTGTGCCATCTCAGGAACGCGCTGATGAGATCCTAAATAGCGTACCTGCTATGTACCTGATCGACTAACTGGAGAATTGCCATGCTGTTCATACGCCACTCAGAATGCCCTACATTTTCGTCTGTCCTGGAGAAGGTGCCTCGTGCCATCCATATAGAGCGTGCGCCTGGTGGCTGGTACGTCTTCAAGGATACGGAGTCGTATGGCAAGTGGCTGGATAGCTACAATAGCCATAAAAGCTCAAAAATCACCCAACAAAGCGGAGTGCAATCATGAAAAAGCTCTTCAAATCTCGCGCGAAGGCCCGTCGCTACGTAGCTGCACGGTCAACCAAGCTACTGCGTGTCGTCGATATGAAGGATGCCAAGGCCGAAGGTGGACACCGTTGGTTGGTGACCTACAAATGATCTACGTCGCCATCACAATATCCATTGCCATACTCGTTGCGCACCTTGTCTGCAGCCATTTTGAGCGCAAACTCGAAGTCAGACGGCGCATAGAATCAATCTCCCAAAATGGGAGCAATTAGGAGTAATATCATGTTAATTGACAGACTTTACGGGCAAGAGTACATCGATCATATCGTTGCCACCTATGGCGTGCAGCCCAGATATGTGCCACGGCCTAACCCAGATCAGACCATCGACCCAGAGACTGGAGAGATCGAAGGGGTAGATGTCCTGTTTGCAGCCAACCCGGCTGCAGACTGGAGCCGTCCCCACATCACCGAGGCAATCAAGGCCACGAGGCTGGGTGCAGCCAAGAGTGTACCTGAGTTCTTCGATGCCTACTACAACCAAACAGATGGTGATATATCATGACTACCTTATGCCTAATCCTGTTTGTGCTGTATTTCTACCATATCTTTTGAGAGGGTAACGACATGACCAAGCATGACGCACACATGCAGGCACAGATCCTGCTGCGAGAGCTGAAGCACATTGGTATGGACGCCACCCTCTACCACGCTGAGTCAGCCAAGACTTATTACGTTGATTTTTATAGGTACCCAGACGATTTGGCTGCCTTCCCATACGACGAGGAGGATTGTGATGCCTAAAGCAATCATATTTGCCATGACAATCGTCGCATATTTCCTGGCATACATCACAAAGGATACAGGAATCTGGTTCTTCTACGGCATCGCATGGATATTGACTGTCGTCTGCGTCACCACCCTCATCTCTGGTGCCATCGACTGTCTGTTTGGCTCTTTGCAATCACCCAAAAAATAAGGGGTCGAATAACTCGACCCCAAACCCTAGGGCTCTGATCTGGGTACCGACGAACAGGCACCCTTCAGGGCCCTAAATTTTATCCCTTCCTCCGTCATCAGATACCAATCCCTCAACTTGTCACCAACTATGACTGCGACAAACGGAGCCTGAGGCACTGAGGGCGCGCTCTTTGGCCGATAATACACAGTGACGTACCTTCCTATCACCTTGTCCATTTGACGACCTCCTCGGCCTCTGTGATGGTCATGATGACGACTCCTTCCTTCACACACTCTCCGCGTTTGATGGTCAGCTGGTCAATCAAGCTGTCGTCCTCCCATATTCCAGGCCAGTCGTGCTTCGGTAGGGGGGATAGTGAGTCAAGCAGGGCCTTAAGGTAGTTGTCCAAATCACGCTTACGGCGATCTGGCATATGCTCGATGATATCGATCTTCATCTTCCAGTCGATAACTGGGAAATTCGGCCCAAGCTGCTGAAACACTGCATCCCTGACATCTTTCCTGAATTGATTGCCCTTAGCCCTCACGAATTTCACGTGACCGTGATTGCCGTAGTAGTCATTGATGCTCGGAGGGAAGGGCAGAAACAGTTCGATGCACTCTGGTGCCGGTTCAGGTGACGATTGCATACTTTTTCTCCTCACTTGCACCATCAATAAGCTGCATAGCGTATTCCAACGAGATGATGACTGCTAAAAATATCCTCGACCTTGTTTCTTTCTCGATCACTCATCTTTTCCTCCTAGGTCATTTGCCATAGTTCTCAGCCAAATTAATAAGGTCATAAGCAAGTTTAATGGGAATAAACCCACCATAAGACCACTGAAAGCCGATCTCGCTTAGTGGCATATAAAACTCCTCTTCATCATTACAAATCGTTAACCTGCTATTTTCAGCCTTATCGTTCAACTCGACACACAGCCTATTTTTAAGCTTCTTTTTGACCAGATCTCCAGTAATCAAATCGTAAATCTTGATTCCAACTTTCTCACGAAACGGACTGAAAATAACTCTCAATCTCATGTATTCTAATTGCGTCATCTTTT